TAATTGGTCGTATGCCGATTCGTATCTCGTTTCTGCAATTGCTAAAGCTACTTCCAATTCTTTTATTTCTTTTAAATATTCTAATTCCTGTTCATTATCTATAAAACCAAATGCACTTATAATTGCAGGAAGCATGACAATAAAAATACCTATAAGAATTATAATTGGTAACATAATTACTCCTTGTTTGTTTTTCCAGTTATATCTAAATGTGCAATACCTTCTATTAAAAATGAACGGACTGATAATGTAAATCCATCTAATAGAAAATGAACAGAACTAGTGTCATTATCTACTGACACACTTAGTATCTTTTTGTTTTCTAATAATATTTGTAATTCTTTTACCGTATCTATTTTTATACTCATAATTACTCCTTAAAGGTCTAAGTCGTCGCTTTCTGCGACAACAATTGGTTGTTTTTTTGCTTCAGCAGCAGCTTTAAAACTTGTCGTCTTAGGCTTTGCGGCTTGGAATTCTGCTACTGCGCTAGGCTTTACTGGAATTACTTTCACAGTTACAGATGCCGCTGCTACTTGATTACTATTTACAGAATGGGATTCTTTTGGTGGAACAGTATTATTCTTTGGTGGAATTTTACTGTTTTCTAATTTATCAGAACGTCCTGACGCATAGTTCCCATCATCATCGACTGCACCCATGTTAAAGGTAGCTTGTAATGCTCCACGTCGAGTATAAGTTTGTGCGGCTAAATAGGATTGGGGATCATTCTGCTTCGCTACGATGATTTCATTTAAGCTGCTCATAAATTCACCAGACTCAGGATGCCCAATATAAGTCTCAATGTAATTTTTACCGTCTTGCGTAGTAGGGGGCTGCATAACTACTAAACCCGATTCCGTTAACAGAGGTTTTAGTTCATCTTGCAACGCATTAATATCTGCGTAGTTTGACTTAAAAAATGGATTCTTACTATCTTTAATTACTTTATTCATTTGCGTTTGCACTTTAAATAAAGCAGATAGCACATGCTTGATTGATTCTGATGTTTTCATTATTTAATCCTTGTTGGTTTTTGTTCACTATCTTTCGGCAAAAAGAATAAGTCTTCGCGTAGCAGTATCTCCTTCACTCTCTGATACTCCTCGTCGGTAACATCAAATCCTCCCACACCTGCGAGATTGATTCTGCTAGACTTTTCGCCTGTCAGGTAAAGCCCTGCGAGGGGAACAATGTATTTGTTTGTACCTACGTTTATTTCTATGTGTGTCATATTTTCCTCCTAAAAATCCAAGTCATTAATTGTGTTCCAAACAGCATAAGCTGAATACTATTTGCTGGTACTACTATGCTAGCAGTATACAGAGAAATTAGCAAGCAAAAAGATGCGGCTAACTTTCGCATAATGCACCTACTAGTTTACTACCGTATACCGTCTGTTTTAGCATATAACTTTCAGTGGTATAATACTGTTCATAGAATAGATGGTTAGTATCTAGCCTGTGACGTCTAAAATTTCTATTAAATATAGTACAAATTACTCTGCTAGGATTAAATCCATCGCAAGGATCGCCTATTTTGAAATTTAATCGTCTAAATTTTTCACGCATATAATGCCTTTGCTACTTTAGATTCCCAAACACCTTCTGCTATTCTGTGATTATACTCTCTATTATATGGGCTGTCAGGTTGAATTGCGTATAGAGGTAAATTAGCTCTAGCTCCACGCTGAATAATCGTAAGCTTCCAATAATTAGCACAGCTTATCACTCCGAAGTAGTATCTCTTCACGTTCGGTCAATCTTGTATTTATAGCCGATTCTATCAGCTTCTATTAAAGCCTCAGCTTTACTTCTGCTACTGCTATCTTGCTCTACTACAGTAACCTCAAGCATTCCATTCACAATTTTACTATCAACAATACTAATAGTATACTGGCGTTCACTTACTTTTGTAATCACAACACTACAGCATTCAGGATATACTTTTTTGTCGAGGTTACTTGCTTTCGGCGGAATAACTTCTTCCAAGCCTGTATTCGATAGCAATGCGCTAATGGTTACAAGGTCTTCTGCGGTTAATGAGGATAGGTGAGACTTTACTGTAAAGCCTAAGCTATTAAGCTTGGCTACGAAGTCTGATACAGGCTCATTGTGTTTGCGAGCTAATTCGTACACCTTCATTACTTTTACTGACATAGTTTCTCCTTTAATAGTATTTGTATTACTTTGCTTTTAATTACGCTAACTTTATAGTATAACATAGAATCGCTGTTTAGGGCGTAATCTTCACAGCAAGTAAAATGTCCCTTTACAAGCTCTCGCAGTCTTCTCGTAGGAATTCTTTTTTCTACCCATCCAACTGCACATTTTGATGCTCTCATCTGTTGACGTATTGTACTCATTTGTATAATGCCTCAATTACTTTCGATTGTCCAGCGGAAAGTTTCATATACTGCCATTTACTAGTATTATCAGATACTAACCTTGTCCAATGTTGGGCTAAGTCCTTAGATGAATAGAAGTATCTTGCCATTGTGGAAGTGATTGCTGGATTTATTTGATTAGAATATACCACCCACAGTTTACTTTTATCCGCTTTATGTGTATCTAGATATCTCATCTTAACGCCTTTATAAGTTTTGTATCAAATACTATCTTACTAACATAAGTTCCTATTTTTGAATCAAAATCATAAGTAGAATGAAAAGAATAGATACCTAATATAAATCCTATTACATTTTTAGAACCTATGCAAGCATATAATTCTTTACTTGTTTTCATCGATTTTCTCAAAGATGTTCTCATCGAATCCTTCTCCGTGGCAATAGCTATAATAACAGCATTTACTGCCAAAACTAAAGCATGATTTTCTGTTCTGCGGGAACTTTCCCGCGTTTATATTCTCTAATGTTTCAACAAAATTGTCAAGCACTTTCTGTTTTAATTCTTCTGGCGGCTTACCAATCAGCAATTGCGTTCTGCCTAAAGATTTTTTAACCATAACGGCAAACGCTGCGTATTCAATATCAGGATAGGCTAAGGAATACAAAGCAGTTTGCTCTTTTGTTAGTACTGCGTTCTTAGGATATGGCGTACTGCTAGTCTTGTTATCTACAATTACAGTAGCTATCGTGCCGTCATCTAATTCTAAGTCAAGAATACAATCGATGAACCCGCTGATGGAGTCAGTAGACTCAGTACCATCTTCCAGCATTCCAATTAAGTTTACAGGTGTCTGTACGCTATGTACCTTCTTAATGCGGGGGTAAATATCTGTATGGTATGCTCGTAGCATCACAATGCCTTTTACAAGCAACGTATGCCATGCTAAGGCATGTTTACGTTCTGCATCGTCTGCTATAGCTTCGATAGTCTCAACGTCTTGTAGCGTCAATAATGAGCTATCGTAATCGCTCGGATAAAAATCTATGTGATTAGCATTTTTGTATGTTAGCCATTCGTCCGTGAATATTAATTCAGCTTGTGCGTAATTGCCGTTTAGCAGTAAATCGTTTAATGCGTTATCTATCGATGACCCGAAAACGAGAGCTGACGTAGTGCGTCGGGAACGATACTTATTTATATAGTGAAGCTTCCACTTTTGCGGACAAGAATTATATGTTTCGCGAGAGCTATGCGATAGCCTGATACCTTTATTCACCGCCCCGCCCTTTTGTTTGCAGTATTATCATAACATAGTAAGCCATGTCAACAAGATAGCTTATGCCTATAAAGCTTAGGAATTCCCTTTGCTTTAAGAGTAAGCCGATTAAAATCGTTAGTAAACCGCGAATTAGTATTGATAGCATTTATTTTTCCTTTTTGCATTTTAGTATTGTTAATTCAGCTTCTCCTATATATCGAGAGATGTTCGGTCCTTGTATATGATAGGGACTATGCACCGCATACGAAAACCCTTCATATCTATCAATATTAATACTAGAAATAAAACATTTTACATTATTATACACAACATAATCACCTTTTTTAAACTTAAGCGTTTTAGATCGTAATTTATCAACTTCTATCTTAAGGTTAATGAAATCAGATTGAGATGCTTTATCGCCGCTCTTAAAGTATACTAAAATAATAATAACATTTAGTATTAAACTCACATAAATCATAAATTACTCCTAACGTAGAAACTGTATTAGCAATCCACTTGTTTCATAAACCTGCTCTTTAGTAGCATACACTCTACTGCTCTTACTTGCAAGCTTATTTAGTAGCTCTGTAAATAATTCTGCATCATCTAGCAACTGCATAATGTCATCAATGCTTAAATAAAACTGCGACAATACTAAAACAGAACGAATCTGTATTTGTGCTACATTATCCGCTGGAATAGATTCTTTGCTATGAGCTATAATCTCGTTATCTGCGTTACCTAATAGGCTTATACGGCTTACTTTATTTCTTGCACTAGCTAGGTCACTCTCTGCGCCAAATTTAAGCTTAAGCAGCTCTCTAAAGCGGCTAATAAGCTCAGGTCCATTTGTATCATAACTCTCTTCAAAATTCATTTGCTTTTCCTTTGTAAATATTTTGCCGTTGCCGATCCCACTAATGCTAGCCCATGAATACTACCAAAGAATAAGGTAATATACAAGGCATATTTAGCGTTAAAATCGTAATTAAGATAGAAATACTGAAAGATGTTAAATAGTATTATGATTGCCCCAGCTACGAAAGATGCAACTGCCAAGCCAATAATAAAGTTTTTAAGATATGCTAACATGTTACACCTCATATAATGCTTTTAAAAGTTTTGTATATAGAATACATTTTCTATAGTTGCCTAGATCGTTTCCAAAATCCTCTTGCTGTGCTAATAAGTCTCCGGCATTATAAGAATGCCAATAAGAATCTAAAGTATAAAAGCAAGAAATATCGCCTATGCAGTGGCAATAGAATTTACTATCTACTTCTTGCATCTTGTTTAGCTTGTTGTGGTGAAACTACATTAGTTGTACATGCTGTCATAATCGCTAGTAATGTGATGATAATTAGTGCTTTCATAAAACTCCTGTTTTTAAGTACTACACTTAGTATAACAGATATTAGTTTTTTGTCAATAGTTTATGTTGCGCATAGCCATAATTGCCTTTTTGCTGAATATATACAAGTACAAAGGTGATTGCGAACCATGAGTAATACCAGATTTTAGCTATTACTATAATCCCTAAGCAGAATAGTATTGCGCCTAATATTACTACAAGTAATGCAATTAAAGATTCAATAACCATGCTATACCGCCTTATTTATATTGAAAGTATCGTCCATCGTCTTCGTAAGTACAATAATCTAAGTTAGTACCATCGTCATTGCATGTGAAGGTAAATCCTAGCCTATATAAGCTGCCCTCTACTGCTATGTCGAAGGAGCCTATTCGTAAAAGAGGGGAATATCTCCTAACTCCGCAAAATATAAGGTCTTTTAAATTTTCTTCTTTTATTACATCGTGAATTACTTTATACATTTCGGGATAAGATTTTTCCCAGTCCTCTAAATTTTCTATTGTTTTAAATTGCATATTAGTCATTCCTTTTTTAAATACTTAATGTTTTAGTTTTAGCAAAATTATATATTTCTTTTAAAGTTAATGTTCTCATTGTTTTAAATTGCACATCTTTTTCGTAAATATGTTCACCTCTTTTTATGTTTCTACTATCATAATACTCCATTGAATCCACTATGTCCATACCTTTTATTTTAAAACACGAAGATCTAAATGATCTCGGTAATATTGAATCATTCAGAGTAGACGTAAAATAACATTGATTTAAAGCGGGAATTGCTACTCTAAATAATCTAATGTTAAATATAGTTTTATCCTGTTTTACTGTATATCTTATTTCAATGAGTTGCGGCAATATCTTCTGTCTTAATTCGTAATACATAAATTACTCCTATGGAAAAAACTTCATTATTAATTTATTTATCATAGTTGCTTTTTTCAATTCACTTTTTTTGTGCCAAACGTCATGAATACCAGTAAGTGTAAAAGTAGCAATGCGGTTATTAGAAAATCTAGCCTTGATCGGGTATGTTAAGCTATTTTTAGTATCTATGCTAATTATAACGCCATCAAGTCCGTAAGCTATTACTTTTTCATTTATTTTAAACATACTATACCGCCTTACGTTTTAACATAAACAAGTAAACATTAGTCAAGTCACCTTCCGATTGCTTTATAAGTTCCCCTACCGTTTGCCGTGTAACATCCTCACCTGTGTCATGATTTACAACAATTAAATTAAACCCTGCATCAATAAACTCCTTTAATTCTTTTACATTTACATGACGCGACATTTCATAATTGTACAATTTGCGATTACTATATCTCTGTATTTTTATAGTTTGCATAAATTACTCCTTTGATTCTACTAATACATACCTACACGATACACTTCCACGCGCCACATTATGCTTGTATATAAAGTCTATAGCCTCATCCATTGTATCTAAAGGGGCAATTGTCAAAGGCGTTTTAGTGCCGTTCTCTACGCTATACTTGCCACTATCTAAATGCGCTACAAGTCTATATACATCAATTCCATTTTCTTTTGCAAAACTCATACTATTCCCCTTGACTTTTGTTATCAACCACTTGCCATTGTGTAAAATGCTGTAAGCCCTCTTGCCAATCGCTTTCATCGTAATTGCGCCAACCGTCTGACCTATCACGGTTAAGATCGGCTAACACCTCTTGAAGTGTCCATGTTACTTGTTCGTCTGTTTCAGTATTTAATAGTGTTATTATTTTATACCGCCTTGTTTAGTTTTTTAGCTTCTTTTTTTGCATCTTTAAGTGTTTGAAACTGTTTTCTAAATAATGCATCGTGTAAATTTAGCACAAAGTAGCTAATTTTTCCGTTAGTACATACCATGTTTATAAAGTAATTGTTCACATACACCTCTTAAATTATTATAACATTTTGCATTAAACTTGTCAATACTATTGTATTTTCACCAATACATTGCTAGAATTAAGCATAAATCTGCAGTTTGTATTATCCGTTGTTTGGTATCCTATTCCTTGTACTAATATAGTAAATCTTGTATTATACCCATTTACATCATCTGAAAAGCTTGCAAGATATCGCCCGTCGGCTAGCTTGATAACTACTTCTGAAAAGTTTACTGTAGATTCCCCACAAATGTCATGGCGTAAATTAATTACTTGTAAGATGCTTGACGCACCATTGGTGCCGTTTGTTCCATTTATTCCATTAGTACCGTTTTGCCCCGCCGCGCCTTGACTGCCTTGCGCCCCATTTTGACCGTTTATTCCGTTATCCCCTGCATTACCCTGCGCCCCTGTCAAACCATTACATACAATGAAACTGCTTACTAATTTATCAGTATCTAAATCCACAACTTCATTTCGATTTAAGTCTTTGTATATTGTAGTAGCTACTCCGCCCGCTGGACACGATGCGTTAGCAACAATACTACCACTAAGGGCTACAAGGGAATAGCCATCCTTGCCGTCTATACCGTCGGCAACGTGGTGTTTACCGCATGATGCTAATAGTGTAAGTGTCGATAAAATTAATAATGCTTTCATAGTATTCCTTTTTGTTTATGCGTTATATAAATCGAATAGGTCTTGTGCTACTTCATTGTCGGATTCTAATTCTGTTAAGGCTACATTATTAGATACCATGTGATCTAACAGTAATAGCTCTAAGCGTCTTATTTCAGCTTGTATCTCGTTATAGTATTCCCTATCCATAGTACTGTAAATAATAGCGAGCGGTTCAAGCCTTGTTAGTTCATTTCTGATTTCTAATTCTGACATAAATACCTCTCTGTTTTTGTATCCTTAAATTATTCTAACATTTTGCGTTAAGCTTGTCAAGTGTTATTGTAATCTATTGCCTGTATAGGTTGACGTTCCTATCGGTGTCTTAGTAGCCATTTCAACGCCTAGCTTACAAGCAAATGTCATTGTTAAGAAAAGGATAATGCTTACAAATACAAATTTATGAGATTCTATTATTTTTCTGAGCATATATAAACTCCTAATATTACTAATGCATGTAAAAAGAAAAGGGCAGTGGGAGTAACGCTAGATAGCCCTTTATTGCTAGATATAGCTTGTTTAGATGAGTTTTGATTTTGCATGTCGTTACTCCCTTTTTGTTTCTTAATATATTGTACAATAACTTTATGTGTTAGTCAACTATAAACTTAAATCTTTCGAAATTGCCGCCTCTAATGGTGACTTATAAAGAGCAAGTACTGAAAACAATTTAGCTTTAAGAGATTCAATAGCTTCTTTACGTTCAACGTTTTTAGCTTTTTGAGAACGTGGCGCGGCTATCTTAGTCTCTAAGTCTTTAATATCGTAGTTTAATGCTGCAATTATAGAATCCATAGCCTCCTTTGATTGCAATCCTTTCGAGCAACTTACTGTAATGTCAATGTTAATACCTAATGTATGTAACATGCCTCTTACTTTCGATTGATGTTTACATGTTGCATTAGAATAATTATAGTCGTTGAATACTACTTTTCCATTTACAAGCGCAACAAACTGCCACCAATCGTAGCTAAATGCTTTCATGGTGTTTACGTTTAGTATCACGTTAGCGGATTCGTATTGTTGTCTTTTTTTTGCTGAATTTCATATATTTTACTCCGTAAAGGTTTTAGCTCTTAATACAGTTTAACATACCGCGTTAGACATTGCAAGTAAATTAATCTTCAATTTCAATGTTTTCAGCATCACAAAAATCATTAAATCCGCATCTATAGGCAATTGGATCAACTTCCTTTAATGCATTGCTAGCGGAATATTCATAGCCACATATTTTGATTTCACCATAAAGTTCATCTAGCATTTCGTCATATTGCTTTAGTGCTTCGTATTCGCTCATAATTCCCTCTCTGTTTTTGTTGCCTATAACTAGTATATCTTAACGCATTGTATTAGTCAATAGTTTTTAATATAATTTAGTAATTGTTCTTCACTCATAATACCTTTAAGATGATAATTGATTATTCCGGTATCTAAATCTTGAGTAATATAAGATACTGTAAATATATCGGATTCAATCCATACAACTTCAAAACTTTTTGACTCGTAGATATCATCATTTAAATTAAATTCAAAGCTTTTATCAATCTGTTGTAACTTTTCTAGTAATGTCATAACCACCTCTTTTTAAGCAAAATATACTTTAAGCCGAGCTTCATTCATTTTCGGATACAATTTCAGCATTTTAGCCTTAGCCTCTTTACATGTTTTGCTGCTATTAGTTGAATATAAATACTTACCATTGTAATATACGTCTATTTTTTTAAACATACTCGTAACCTCGTTTAAACTTCGTTTATTATCGGTCTGTTTTATTCAATATCATGCATACATTCATACTTGTAATATGCCCTTGAACGGCGTTTAAAGCCTTGCCTTGCTCTATAAGCCATTCAGCGTCATAGTATTCCATACCGTGGTATTCGGCAAACCGTTCGATGCTTAAGAAGTTGTTTACATAGTCAAGGTACATATCTTGTAGTAGTTGTAATGTCATCTTATACCGCCTTTAAATAGGTTTTACGTTCATTCAATAAAGCTACCATCCAACCATGTCCAATATTCATTGCTTGCTTTAAGTTATTGAATCCTACTGTATATTTTAAGCTTTTAAAGCCGTCAGTCATCTCCATTGTAAATACGCCATTTTCGCATATAATCTGACATTCTAAGTAATCTATGCCATACTTACCTTTGTTGCTTAGTGTAAGCGTTGTAGAGCGAATAAGTGATTGATATAGAGAGTATTGGTATCCTTTACAGTATGCTTTCATTTATGCCCTCACTTGTTTTGTTTCTTAATTCATTTTAACACAACGCGTCTTAGAATGCAAGCATGATTGAAATCATTTTAGCAATAAGTAATAAACCGATGATATTAAGTGTAATGGCGATAGTGATAGTTTTCATAGTAATCTCCGATTAAGGGCAATCTAGTTGCCGTTTGTTTGTTACCTATAATATAATACAGGTTGGATGCTATTGCAATATACCATGCATATTTTACCTAGCACAAATAAAGTCGAAGACTTGCCGAGTGAAACTCGGTTTTAACAAATATATATGAATGAGTACATTTCGCCCATCTTAGGCAACTTATTCCATTGATTTATCTTAGAACCGTGAAAGAATGCCTATATACAAACTAGGCTAAGAGGCTCGGGGCAGTGTGAAAGTTGGTTTAATTACTGACAGCTATGCAAGGATAACTAAGGCTAACGAGTTCTTGATTACGAATGCCAAAAGAATCAAGCGGAAGGTCTAAGGTAAATTAGGGATATTTAGCGGTAATGGTACATGTTGAAAGCCGCCAAGAGTTAAACGCCAATCTTAAAGTAATGTTTAACGCCTCAAACCTTTTGTTTATACAAGAGTATTTAAAGCTACGTCAACTTTTTTACTTTTGGCATTCAAACACTCCGATATCAATTCCTTAGCCTTTCGCATCGTTATATTTTTAGCATAACGAATACCTAAACTACTCATATACTTCTTTTGTTTATCGCTTGCAAGTTTAGCCGCTTTACGCCTGCGACTCGATGCATCAGCGGAATGTCCCTTGCTGATAGCATTCGTTTTTGCATTAAGTTTACGATGATTCATTCTAGCCATATATAACTCCTTGTTACTACACGATTATATCATAGTTGAAATGCTATGTCAAGAGTATAATATAGAGGAATACAGTAAATCAGCTACTTAGCTATCCTCAGAATTTTCCTAAAAAACCTAGCCTATAACACTCCGCAGTATTTTGCGTACATTATGCGTAAGTCTGCAACTGTTAACGTCACACTCTCCAGTATTATCAATCACTTACACCAACAGTCAGCATTATACTTAATGCCAGCGTCATAGAATACTAAAAGCTACCATAATCATCCAGCTTAGATATACCGCGATATGCTATAAAGCTATAGTATACTCCCTTTGCTGATTTTAACAGATAGTCACCGTTCTTCATACTGATAACAGTCAGTGTCATAAACCCTACCTTTACTACTTGACCTATTTCCCATGATTGTGTCTTACTCATTGTTAACCCCTTGCGTTATGTTCTATACATACATCATAACAGATTGCATCAAGCTTGTCAACTACTATGCACTATCACATAACATCTATGTAATACTAATAGCTTATACATTGGCATGAGCTATGCATATGCAATCTTTATTCCTACAGTTTATCTTAAGCTTATCTTGACATACTGCGGTAGGGGGGGGGTGGGGAGGCTGGAGAGGTGTGAGAATTGTAATACTACCTCTACACACGCACACTCATCTACTATATGTGTACGCTATGCTAACAATTTGCTTTTAAGACCAGCATCTTTGTATATTTTGTGTATTGCTCTAGGAGGATTGCCTCGTCGGATACCAGTAATTCCCGCTACTGCATGCATCTGAGCTTCTAGCCTCTCTAATAGTTCTTTCATTTAGTTCTTCTCCCTTGGTAGCAATGCCAACATCACTGACGACCATCTTGCATCATATCTCACATAGCCACATCCTGCCCTAAGCAATCCTCCGGCTCTATGCCTATGCTTTGAGAAGCCTTGTGAAGCTCCTGAAGCCCGGTAGATGTAATATTTGTATTTGGAAGGTATCATCCTAACTCCTTATACTTGTGTTTGCTTGTAGCAGGGCTGTGGTGACTTTAGACACTATTACCTCTTCCCTCCAGACATGGCTGTAGTGTGTTCTTACGAACTCGCTATCATGGATCATAGGCGCATAGAATCCTGTGACATATAGCATCAACTCGTTAATAGGATTCTCTGTTGCTATTACCCATCCTATCTTATGCAACATATTGAAATTATATGGTTTCATCAGTATTTAGTCCTTCAAATATAGAGGTGATAAGCTTGCTGAATACAGCTTCTTCCTTTAGCGTTAAGTCTTCATCATACATATACCTATGCCAGCTAAAGTTATCATACTGCCTTCCTGTAATGTTATGTATGTCTATTAGGTTTTCTAGCAGCTTAGACTTGTATAGGTACATCATAGGTCTTCCGCCTCTTCTATAGGCAGGAACAGTGCCTTACATATCTTACAATGTACTACCTCATGGGGGAATATAACCCTACCTGTTTTACCATGCTCGATTAAAGCCGCATAAGTCCATGCACTCTTCAGGCTCTCAATAGCCTCCCATTCATCAGTCATGTCTAATGTGTAATATGGTATGTCTAAGGCACTAGAGAAATTATAAGGATTTCCCCGCTTCTTAGCGCGAGATAATACATAGTCTATAAAGGTTTGTGTTCGCTTCATATGCTCTTTCCGAAGATTGCAAGCAGTACGCTACTACATACTAGAGTCTTTTTAGTTATGGTAGGAGATAGGTGCATTTGACCATCTGTTATCTTGGTTGCCCAATACTCCACCTTCCCGTCGCTGATGTAACTTCTAAGGAATCCTATGCGGGAAATAAAGTGATAGTAATATATAAATACCAACTTCGTTGTGAAGGTTAACAAATACTAGTGTATGGTATCATAAATGTTGGAGAAGGTCAAGATGATTTGTAAAATATGCTCAGAAGATAAAGAGAGAACAATACTAGAAAAGTACAGAGGCTACTATATATATGTGGATGCTAACGGAAATCGCTGGTATGGTAAGCGTTGTCCAGAATGCTATTCCGCTTATAAGCTTGCCTACGATGCGAAGAGAAGACTAGCCGCCGGGAACATTCCCTTGGGCACGACTGTGCCTTGTAATGTGTGTGGCGAAGACATGACACTTGCAAATGGTGCTAGTAGATGCTGTGACAAATGCAAGACTAAAACTGTTTAATTACCTGTCTGTATTTGTAACTGCTAACATCCGTAGTGAATCCTGCAGAATACATACGCGTTTCATATTCCTGTTTTAAAAGCCCAACTAACACTTTACTTGTGTAGGCTGGGCGTGATAGTTTATACTGGACTTGTTTAGTTCTTAATGATTGTAGAACTCCAAAGAAATAGTTGTGTTTACCTAAACTAATTGTTTTGACTAAATCTTCTAATCCTTCAAATATTTCTACGTTATTCATTTATTTCTTTTTCTTCGATGGCTTCTTTTTAGATTTATTAGCTTCTGAATAAGCAATAGCCGCAGCTTGTTTAACTGGTCTTCCTGCTTTAACTTCCGTCTTAATGTTCTCGCTAATTGTCTTTTTCGATCCGCCTTTTTTTAATGGGATAACCCACCTCCTGTAAATAATTTATATTTAGAACTTCTAATCTAATAGAAGCTGCATCATTACTCTTGCTTTCATTACATCTGTAATAAAGCTTATACCTTCCGGGTCCATACCTTCGCCGGTATAAAATCCTACATCGCCGTTCTCATCATAATAAGCTAATAGAAACTTATCTGACTTTAACTCCTTCTGTATCATGCGCTCGATAGGAGTTCGGATATCAGGTTCTTGTTCCGGGGGAACAGACTCGGAAGTTGCATAGGTCATCACTCCCTCTAGTGCGGGAATGTCTCCTGTAATAGATAGGGGGGCAACAATACTAAATGGATTTTTGATATCGGTCATTAAGGTTTCTCCCAATTAATAGAGACGAGTCTCCAATTATTATTAGATACAAATTTAAGATAAGATACCGTAAAACCACTCTTCCTAAGTTGCTTTACGGCAGTCTCACTTATTTTTTCAGCAACGAACAATTCGCATAGTTCAGCGCCGAGATGTGCATGAATTTCGATAGTGTCGCTCAATTCTTTGATTGAGCTTACAGGCATAGCAGCTTGATAGGCATGAGCTATTTTATGTAAAGTCTTAGCAGATTTCATAGCTCTCCTTTAACCGAAGGTTAAGACGGCAGGGATGCCGTCAAGATACAATACTATAATACTAAAAAAAAGTCAAATACTATTTTGTAATTTCTCGTAAAGGATGATTCACATTGGTATAATAAATACTATAAATCTCATGTAAGTATCCTCCGCCATATTGAGATTCCATGCGTTTAATTAAAAGAGTATTTAGCCACCCAAATCCAAACACATCTCTTAGCGTGTAAAGAGTAAGTATATATAGTTTTTTACTGCTAGTATCTTGTTTTCCTTTACACATAGTAATAAGAAAATTTATAATAAAAAAGGGAAGAAATACTAAAGCCAGAAGCTCGTGCCCGCCCAAGGCTAACCAAGGGGCTATATTACCGGGATTAAAGGGGAATGAAAATAAAGGCTTAATATTATTAAATACAAAAAAATTCTTAAGACCGTGATTTGCGATAGCTTTACACTCCTCTTTATTTCCTAACAGATAGCTTGCACAAGATATTCCTGTGATATTATCATGCGATATAGATCTTCGAGATTCAGCAGGTACAAAGTTTACGTGAGCAGAAGTAGATTCCCCTTCCCCTCTATTATAGACTCCGGCATCTTGATAACGCAGATTAGATACTATTTGCTCAAATACTAATTTATCATAAGTAACTATATCTGCTTCCTTGTGTAGGCACATAATATATTCAGCTAAGTATAGTATACCATTTTCATTATTTCGTTTTCCTTTATTGATATCTGGATCGAGTTCCATGCCGTGTTGCATATTTACCCATCGATCATAAAATTCTTCTCTCATATTTTCTCCCGGAACATTGCTATAATTAATTTTGAGTTAACGGAATCTACTCTAATACTATGAGTATCCCTGCCTAGTTTTTGAAACCATATACCAAGTTCTTCTATATCTTCAGAATAAGCTTTTGTTAAAAGATATAATAAATCTGTATTATTGCGTCTAGTATCGAAATAGTATTTCAATTTCACATATCACTCATGAAGATTGCATCTACTAATTTACTATCGAATACATCTAGCCTTAAGTGATAGTAGCCGTGCTGCTTAGTGATGGTGGCATACCAACTGCGTTCGGTTTTAAACCGAACATATTCAGTAATGTCACGATATGGCGTGTCCTTATCTATCGGAAGACTCCATAGCTTTATGTCCTTATACGTCATTTTAATTTCTCAATGTATTCTCTCAATGCCAAATTAATATATCTGTTTATATACTTATCGCAAATCTTTTTTGTTTTTCCGCGAAATTTAAAAACTTCATATGCAGCAAAAGCTAATTGCAAATACTCTTCGTCTGTATCAAATACTAAGAACGAACCCTTTTTAGTTTCAACATATTCCATAAATCACCAATAATTAAATCCGCCATAATAATCAGATTTTGTCTTGTCTTCTTTCTCTTCTTCTAAAGCTATATCAAATGCTTTGCAGCAGGTGTTACAGAATATTCGCCCGTTTTTGCGAGCGAACTCTATATCTACTTCAACCATACTATCACAATAGGGGCATTTTGTAAAGGTATCATTACTCAATTGTACAGACCCCGCCAGCGCAAGAAAGGATTTCTATTCTTTCTGTCTTATCAGATTCTTCCACAACTTTAGTTAAATCAATATCTTTCACAAGCTTAGACATTTCTTCAAATTGTTCTTTAGTACAATCTTCGAAAGGAGCTTGCACATAAGTTCCTCCATTGAAAGGAAGCAATGAGATACCATTGTATAGTTCCTTGCTTTCCCACATTAGACCTCTAACCATCTCCCATTCTTCATCTCTAACGGAAATAGTCACTGAAACATTATGTTGATTATCTCCCGACCTATACCCTTCTCTAATCCAATTAGTGTTGTATTGCATAGTGCGATTGAATAAAGTCTCTGCAGTTTCAGTATGTCTAGTTATTGATCCTATTGGAGACTCCTGCGGTATACTAACGACAATTCCCGTTGAACTAAATTTATCATCTTCTACTAAATCCGGTATAGTATTCTTTAAATATACAGCAAGCGCGTCATCCTTATTCATTCTAATTCTTCTAATATAGTAATCACTGTGTCTAGCGTGAATTCCAGAGGCTGATCCTAAAACACAAGAGGCAGTTCCTTCTGGCTTAATTGCTGTAATTCTGGCAGCAGGATTAATACCAATTTTTTTTGCGATGCGCTCATTAACTTCTTTTGCTAATGCTGCACCTTCCCGTAACCATTCAGTAGTTACTATTCCGCTACTGTCAGCAATTCCCGTAAAGGATACTCCCAATAAAGCCTCCTCTTCTGTGGTCTGTTGCCAAATTGGACGAAGATAACTAAAGTCAGTATAAGATGCTTGGATTGTTCCTAGTACTGTTGCAGCAGTAACTCTACCTAAAAAATCTTTCTTATCTTTTATATTTGATTGATTTACGGTAGTAAGGTTACAAAATTGATTTGGCTTTAAAGAGATTTCTCCACAATTATGTGAAACTACTCCAGAATCATAAAAGGCATGAGTTTCGTCATACACTGTAATATCATATACATCTTGAACATCATAATTAGTCTCAATATCAATAATTGTTACATGATTCTTATATCTAACTATTTCTTTTTCAATATGATTTTGTAGTAATTCATTTTTTAATTTAGAAATAAATCCTATCTTTTTGTATTGACCAGAATATACATTTATTTTATATGAGGTTTTATTATTTCTAATTTTTCCATCTTTAGCTATATAAGATTTTGCGTTATTATGAACAGTAATTGTATTATATATACCAAATTCATTTAAAACATTAGATACTACTTCCAATGCTTCTCTTCTAGCAGAATATACTTCTACATTATTCATTGATCTAACAGATCCATCTGCTGTAAAAAATGCTTTTATAAATCCTAATTTAAAGTCTTTAGATTTTCCATAGATCCAAGTTAAATCATTTTTATCTAAGCTCATTCCGAACTCTAACAGTCGATCTGACAATACTTTTCTATGTACAGAGAATACTCTACATGTATCTGGTTTTTGTGCATGAGGAGTTGTTTTTACATCTAACATTTTTTCGAATAAATCTACAACATCAAACTCATGATTACCAAAACACATACCTACTGTATACCCTTCGCTGTCTTTTCTTTTTGAAAACCACCCATCTCCGTGTATCCATCCAGCAAATAATCCGTCTTCATATTCTTTTTTATTATCAACTTCAGTGGCAAATATTTTATTAGTTGAGAATTTTAAATGATCTCCTATTTCAAGTTCATCCATTCTCTTCCACTCATTAGACTCTAACATATGTAAATGATTTTCTGTTCCAAATAAATATTTACCATTAGATAATGTTATTTTTGTAATTGTTCTTTGAGATCCCGTTTTAAACGGTTTGGATGCTTCTTTGTATTTTCCATCTATTCCCATTACCATTAATGATTCTAGTTTTAATGCTTGCTCAAATGTAATATATCCCTTGTCGGTTAGTATAGTAGAATACAATGGTTTGCATGGATTTGTTCCGTGATCTTCATTGTTTGTCCAATAAATTCCCGGCTCACCACTTCCGCTATCTCTACACATATCGTAGATGAAATCAAATTCTTCTTTTGTGGTTTTGCCTCTCGGCAATACGGCACTATTATTTGCACGAGCGCGATAAGGATGCTTTTCCCACCAGTTTCCATGTTTACATTTTAACATTGCAATGTCTGTTCTATCGAATAGAGAAATAAGCGCGGCACGTCTTATGCCTCCCGCCAATACTGCATCTGAAATAATACACACAATATCATGCACTTCTAATGAAGTTAATCGTCGTCCTATAGATAAATTTAAACGCTCTTCTATTTGCTTTAACATTACTTTAAGAGGTTCTGGACCGGGAGCTTTTGCTCCAGTAGTTACTAAATAAGAACCCTTTGCGCGAATTAAAGATAAATCAAAATCAGGTTTAATTTTACCGAAAAAGAATGCTTCTAATAGAGTGTTTAATGCATCACTCCACCCTTCAATACTATCGTGTACAATATAACGAACACTTTCGTTTGGTTTCTTAAGCTTTGGTAATTTACTGATATGTCTTTGTTGAACAGAAAATCCAAACCCTACACCGGAAAGCAAAAGAAATAATGCTTCACTGAATACTTTTGTATCGTCGATAGGTGCATACGAACAATTAAATTGACGCATATTATTTTTTAATACTGCTTCACCGGCGAACTGCAAAGCTCGCATAGAAGGCATAACTTTTAAATCATGCACATACCTAAATGATTTTGTAATTTCGTTAGAAAGCTTTGGGAATTTCTGAAGATGCATAATCATGTCACGATTAATAGTTTCTGAGAGAGTTTCTCTGCGACCTAAATGTGCCATATATTTTGCGTAAGTTCTGAATGCTGTAATGTCCGAAAGAAGTTTATTAGATAAGTTCACTGATTCCCCTTGATAGTGTTAGCCTGAGAAAGATACTACTCCATTTCTGGATTTTGGTCAAGAAATTCTTGTAGATTCTCACTAAAAATAATGGCATAAAAATCTATTGCTAAAAGTTGTTCAATAGACTTAACATTACCGCCATATCGGCTATAGTAGCGTGTCTGATCAACAAAAGATTCTCCACATTCGCAACGGACAAAGTGCCCTTCCCACCGGGATCTGAGCACTGTATCACATGTTGTACATTGGCAAGTAGGAGGATTAAACATTTTCGATTTCCGGCTCATAGCTTATTGCGGCTTCAATATCTTTATTCATTGCTCTATTATATTCCACTTCTTTTTCTGCTTGGGTAAGTATTCCTTTAGATCGGATTAAAAATACTACACCTTCTAATTCATCTCTCATCCCTGTAGCTTTTTGTATGAGGCGATCTTTCTCTTCTCTTTCATCTGTAGATAAAGTAACTAATGCATCATCTAAAGCACTTCTAGTAGCCTCAATGTACTCTAATACATATTCCGCTTCGTAGGCTTTTAGCTTTACATAACTATGTTTGGGACTAATTTTCTTCGCCAGATCTGCGAGGATCTTTGCCACCTGCCCATCGTTCGCTTTTTGGGCGGTCAATGCAGTTGTAGAAATAATTTCGTTCAAGTAACTTGTTTGGTTCTGGTTCAAATAAAGCTTCATAACCGTGAGTCTCCCTAATATATTTTGCGTTCTTTCTTACAATTCTTCTTGCTATAGATTTCGTAACCGCTCTAATTGATATCGACCACTGTTCTACTCGTTCAAATCCATTTGATAACACACCGCGAACACCCTCTCTAGGTTTATAAACGGCAGTATAAAGACTTACTACATTCGGAATAGTAACTACATACCCTTCAGTAAGACATAATAGCATGTTTTTATGGTATACGTCAATAATTCTTTTTAATTCATTTTGCTCCATCGAAAGATTCTCCGCAGAACGTTGTAATACTTCAGCATCCCCTAGTCTTTCCATGTCACTGTAATCTAATATATTTTCTGGCATTCGAGGAAGATGTCTAGGCTTTCCAGTAAGTTCTTTTGGTAATCTAGGTTCTTTACTGCTCATCTTCGTCCTTTTTGTATTGTTCTAATACTGTTTCCATCCCTGAAATTACTGACGTAGGCTGAAATCCACAACCTATTGCAAAAAAATAGAAAGCTTCCGCGAGATCGGAAGCCGTAACTACATCTGCTGAATGCTCGATTTCAACGTTATCGAATCTATTTTGGGGATCGCTTACTTTTTTGAATTTATACATCTTCCGATTCCCAATCATAAATGTCAGTAGGTTCTGTTTGAGTTCCTGTATATAATAAAGGTGGAACCATCCCTTCATCTTCTAAAAATTGAAGTATTTTCTTCGCTATTGAATAATCATATTGATCTCGTAAATCAAATAATTGTTCTTTATCTGCAAAGATGCATAATCTTTTAATTATTTCGCTTTTTTTCATATATATTCCTAGGGGTTAAACCAAATTGTTCCACCAGACTGATAAGATCCAAAAGGAATACTTTGAAAATGCTGCCACACACCTTGTCGATTCTCTAACCACAATCCGATTTCGGTTAATAGAGATTCATTATCTTTACACCATTGATGTAGATTTCCATCGAGATCTTGAATATCAACTGCATTTCCCGTCAAATGTTTACTATGAGAAGCCTTTGGATTTATTCGAGCCTGATCTTCTGAAGATCTAAGTCCAGAAGTTACAATCATCGGTTGATTATATGCAACTCGCACCTTATTAATCTTCTCAAGAAGCTCTTCCAAATTATCTTGAATAGCATGAGACTGATCGGCTAATGTTTTCCCTTTTAAAATTTCAGACATTGTAATCATGCATCTTCCTAAATTAAAAATGCAACAAGTGTTTTAATCCTGTTGCACTATATTTAGCTTCTACGGGGAATAAAAGCTGGATAACGTATCCTATCATAGTATTTATTTTCTGTCAAGTCTTTTCGATATAAGGTCAGAAGCGTCTCTTTTTGAGATTAATCTACCAAAATCGATTCCAAGTTTAACCATTAACTCTTTCTGTTTTACAGTTGCAAATTCAACTTTAATTCTACTGTAGCTTCGAGGACTATAACCTCTATCATATACATTTCTAGTTCGGTTCATTTTATCATAGTTAATTTTTGACATAAAATCTCCTAAAAATAGGATAACACGAAAACTAAACAAATGTCTACAATTATATTTTTATCGTATATATTTGTTTTTACTTAAAGATCAGATGTTGGTATAATTTTATGCTTGACAGCTTTTTTAGTAATGTGTATAATAGAAGCATCCTCTCCTCCGAACACTCTAGCTCCTGAAAGGGAGCGGAGCTGTGAACGCAACCTCCGTTACCACTCCAAATGCATCGGAATATTCTTACAAATTGTATATATTTGTTGTAATATTAATAGCTTATAATACTAAAAGAGAGAATTTGTATATTCTATCCTATAGTAGTCTGAAACGAAGGTTTAGTATTTTAACAAATAGATATAGTAGTGCAAAGCAAATCATATCGTTACTAGTGTAACACAATTTATAGATGCTAACGCCTTCCTCTACTTTTTTAACATCGCTATGGAGAGCAAAATGATCGAACAATTTAAAGGGTATAATCACCTATTAATACTTATTTGTATTTATCTTACAAGAATAATAATATTTCACCCTTCTTTTGCAGATTCACTTATATTTATCGCAGCATTAGCGTATTTAAGCTATGATAAGTATGTTAATCAGATAAAAGCAGTTAAGTTAAATGAAGATATACTAGAAAAGATTTCAAGAATGGAAGAAGTAGTTACTGAAACCCGATCTTCAATGAATGCAATCAAAATGAGCGGTTCAATGGGAGCTGGCGGAGTGAGATTTAAATAAGCAAGGATACTTCCTATATGGCTAAGATAGATTTCTCTAATTTTAAGAACTTAAAGGAACTTCAGAATTATACTGAGGATCTTTTTACATTAGTTGCCTCAACTCAGGCTGAGAATACTAAATTAAGTGATCGTATAAGGCACCTAGAAGCCCTTATGATGCATTCTAAAGATGAAAGCATACCAGTAGCTTCAAATGAATTAGAACTCTGTAAACTGGAAATAGAACGCTTATACAAAGAAGCAAAGATACAACCATTAGACGACAAACAAATACGAGCATTTGATATATATGTAAAGTGTATGCTAAATATACAAGGAAAAGAGTTACCAAAAGCAAAACCCAAGAAACAAGAGCAGTTAAGTCAGGAAGATCTAATAAATCTAGCACTACAAGCGATAGAAACTGACAAAGAGCAATAGTATGTCAGATATTCCAACAAAATTCAGTCCCGCCCAAGCCCGTGAAATATTATGGAGGCAAGGGAACATTGTAGAATTCCTTCTTGATAAAAATCAGAAAGAAGTTTACAAACAATATAAAGAAAATAACATTAAAACACAAGTTGTAGTACTTTCTCGCCAAAGCGGGAAGACTTATGCACTATCTACTATAGCAGTGCAAGAATGTTTACAACGACCGGGAATAATTGTAACCTTTTGTGCTCCAAGGCTTAATCAAGCAAAGAAAATTGCAAAAACTACATTGCGCGAAGTGTTAAAGACTTGCCCTAAAGATATTGCACCGGAATATAAATCACAAGACAACTTATTTAGATTTCCGAATGGTTCTATTCTTGAACTCGGTGCATTAAATCAAGATAGAGCTGATGATTTACGAGGAAGTAAGTCACATTTGATTATTGTTGATGAAGCAGGGTTCGTAGATGATTTAGATTATATTTTAAAATCAGTTTTATTTCCTAAATTAAATACTACGCGAGGTAACTTATTGATATGTAGTACTCCTCCGAGGTCAGCAAATCATCCGTTCTATGACATTATTAAACAAGCCGAATTTGATGGAACTTTAGTAAAAAAAACAATACATGATTGCCCTCGCTATACGATAGAAGATGTTGAAATGTTTGCAAAAGAAGTAGGAGGAAAGGATTCTACTGATTTTAAACGAGAATATTTATGCATGATGATTACTGATGAGGAATCTGCTATCATTCCTGAAGCAACAGAAGAAAATATGGAATTAATTGTACACGAAAGGAAACGACCTCCTTTTTTTGATTCTTATGTTTCGCTCGACATAGGCTTTAGGGATCTCACCGTAGCTCTTTTTGGATATTATGATTTTAGAGCCGGAATAATGGTAATCGAAGATGAGATTGTAATTAAAGGAAGAGAACTCACTACTAGTAAACTAGCTACATTAATTGGCGATAAAGAAGAATCACTATGGGGATTCAAAAAGCCATATATGAGGGTGGCAGATAATAACAATTTAATTTTATTGAACGAACTTACTGTAGATTATGGTCTATCGATAAGACCAACGCAGAAAGATAATAAAGAGGCTGCATTAAATAATGTAAGATTATCTATAAGTGATGAGATGTTATCTATAAATCCCCGTTGTAAGACTTTAATTTTTCATTTAAAATCAGGAACATGGAATAAACAACGAACTAGTTACGACAGAACTCCGGATAATGGACATGCGGATGCTATAGATGCTCTTTCTTATATGCTTAGAAACATTCAAAAAACCAAAAATCCATATCCTTATGGATTTGACAATTCAGTAGGAGACGTGTATGATCCTAATAGTGATAAGACAATGACATTCGAACAAGGAATGCGAGAAGTTATGTCTAATCCATTTAGAAATAATAGAAAAAGATAAACTTATGAAAAACTGTAGTAGATGTAACCAATATTTAACTTTAACAGAATTTACCAAACATAAAGGCATGACTGATGGACTAAAAACTATATGCAAAAGTTGCACTAAAATACTAATAACTACATATCGACTAGAAAATAAAGATAAGATCAAAAAAACTAAATCGACTTATGATAAAAATCATTTAGCAGAAGCTAGAGCTAGAAAAAGACGATATGCAGTTGAAAATAAAGAACATATAAAAGAAATTACTCATATATATCAAGAAAAAAATAAAGAACGGATAAAGATTAGACAAAGAGAATATGTTGCAAAAAACAAAGACCGAGTTGCTTTTGTAAAAAAAGAATACGAACTAAAACATAGAGATGAAATTATTGCTAAACGAAAAATATATTATAATGCAAATATAGATAAGATGAGAGAGAAAGATCGCAGATACGGACAGCAAAATCCTGACAAAATAAACGCTAAAACAGGAAAACGTCGAGCAGCCAAGCTGCAAAGAACTCCTCCTTGGTTAACCAAGGAGCATTTTAAGCAAATAAGAGCATTTTATAAAGAAGCATCTCGTTTAACAAAAGAAACTGGAATTAGATATTCTGTTGATCATCAAGTTCCTTTGCAAGGAAAAACCGTATCAGGGCTTCATGTTCCTTGGAACTTACAAGTCATCCCGTTTTCAGAAAATTCCAGCAAAAACAATAAATTTTAGCCTAAACCTCTGAAATCTCTATATTAACAAATAATAATAGAGGTATTTAATGGCTAGAATCGATCAAACTGCTAAAAGTAACACTAATTCCGATAAAGCATATTTTGCCGCCAAAGACGGACCAGAAGCTGCCGCCATAATGATGGCGAAAATCAATGATTGGACCAATGCGTTAAGAGCTAATGGTTTTATGCAAAAGCTACGAGATGTATGGATGGCATATCACGGAGCGTTCTTTGCAAATGCAGTAAATAGTCATCAAGTTACATTCGGAGGAGAACAGGGAGAATTAACAAACCTAGCCGTTAACCATGTTCGAAATTTAGGGCAGCATATGCTCGTAATGACTACAAGTTCCCGTCCATCTCTTGAAGCTAGAGCAGCAAATACCGACTATAAATCTCTTGTTCAAACACAATTAGCTAATGGGCTTTTAGATTATTATATGCGTGAAAAACGTATGGAAAGATACATCCGCACCGCCGTAGAAATGGCTATTGTACTCGGTGCAGGGTATGTTAAAATGGAATGGGATGCTACTGAAGGTAAAGTAGTAGAATCAGACGAAGAAACTGGATTATCCATCCATGAAGGAGATGTTAAATTCTCTAATTTATCGCCCTTTGATGTTATTTTTGATATGTCTAAGGAAGATAATGATCACGATTGGATTATTTCTCGAACATTTAAAAACAGACACGATCTTGTTGCTAAATACCCAGAATATACAGATGATATTTTAGGACTGCCGACTAAAGATATGGCAGATGGATACTATTTAAAAGTATTTAACCATGCTGAATCAGAAGAGGTAGGAGTTTATACTTTTCATCACAGAAAAACAGATTCTATGCCAGATGGACGTGAATTAGTATTTTTAAATGATCACATTATTCTTTTGGACCAACCTTTACCATATAGACGTATTCCAATTTTTAGAATTAGCCCTAATGATTACTTAGGAACTCCGTTTGGTTATTCAAATCTATTTGATTTAATGCCTTTACAGGAAGCAATTAACAGTTTATACTCTTCAGTATTATCAAATCATACCGCCTTTGGTGTTCAGAATATTTTCGTGAAAACTGGCTCAAATGTTAACATGACAAATCTGTCTGGAGCATTAAATATTATAGAAGGTTTAGAACCTCCTGTTGCATTAAATTTACAGTCAACTTCTCCGCAAACTATGGAATTTTTAGGCACCCTTGAACGTACAATTGAGACACTTTCTGGTATTAATAGTGTTACTCGTGGAAACCCTGAAGCTAATTTGAAATCAGGAACAGCTTTAGCATTAGTACAGTCAATGGCTATACAATTTATCTCAGGACTTCAACAACAATATGTTGCATTAATGGAAGACATGGGAACAGGCTTAATAGAAGTACTAAAAGATTATGCACAATCGCCACGAGTGGCTTCTATTGTAGGTAAGAATAACAAAACATACATAAAAGAATTCAAATCTGATGACTTACAAGAAATCAATAGAGTAGTAGTTGATGTTGGAAATCCTCTTGCACGTACAACTGCAGGGCGTATTCAAATGGCAGAACAGATGCTTCAAATGAAAGCGGAAAGCTTTACCATCGATCAATATTTACAAGTAATTAATACAGGTAAGATTGAAGTAATGACCGATCCTTTAGTTCGAGAAGAGAATTTAATTGAACTTGAAAATGAAATGATGATGTCAGGAACAGTCGTACCTGTGTTAGCTATAGATGATCACATGGTCCATATTAAACAACATAAGTCAGTATTAGCTGATCCTAATTTACGAAAAGATCAAGTGATCTCTAAGGTTGTACTCGATCATATTATGGATCACATTAACATTGCTAGACAAATGGACCCCGGCTTAATGCAAGCATTAAATCAACAACCAATCCCTCCAGCAGCACCTCAAGGTCCAACTCCGGGAGATTTAACACAAGCTCCGGGACCGCAAGCAGGCGCTCCTCAAGCTGGAATGCCAAACATGCCCGTACCATCAGCTCCTCTACAAGGGCTACCAATGACTCCTCAAGCTGGAATGCCAAACATGCCCGTACCATCAGCTCCTCTACAAGGGCTACCAATGACTCCCCAAGCTGGGATGGCTAGCGCAGGAGTTCAACTTCCACCACCGCCACCTCCGCAAGGACCTAAACAATAATGAGTGAAATACCTAAAAAAAGACAAGCATTATTTTCAGATCTTGGGAAAGCATTAGGAATTGGCGATGACGAAGCTGTTGCTGACCTATTACGTAATAGAGATCCCATGGCAATTCGCAATGAACTGGGCACTATGCTTGGGCAGCATGTTCGTGAAAATTATGATAATCCTTTAAATGCTTTTCAAAACAAAGATATACTATCGCAAGTTCCAATAGAACACACAAAACTTCCATCTGAAATAGCTGGACGATATAATTTAAATGAGAACAAAATTTATCTACCTCCAAGTAATTTAGAAATTCCCAATAGACAAATGGGAACTCGATTACATGAATTAGGTCATGCTGACGACGTATTAACTAAGGGAGCAACATCTTCTCAACCTCTTAGTGAAGTATCAGATACGCTTAAAGGAGAAGGATTAGAAAATGCATTGAAAGCTTTCGGACAACATCATGAAGGTGGATTTTTTGAAAAAGAAGCCTTACAAAAACTATTATCAGGTGGAAAGTTAGGACTAGGAGCTTTGGGAGCCGGAGCACTAGCATTAGGTGCTGGACAAAAAGCTATGGCAGGAGATATTCCCGGTGGATTAATGGATGCAGGAGCAATGATAGATCCTACAGGAATCGCAGGAGCAGCAAGCACAATACGCGATAGACTTAAGTTGAACCCAGATGATGCAGCACAGGCTACTACACAAGATAGACTTTCAGCATTACCAATAGGATTAGATACAGAAGACTCAGCTATACAGCAAAACGAAGATACGCCAGATAAATTTGATAAATTAAAACAATTATTGGGGAAATGATAATGAGCTTAATGGAAGACCGCCAAATCGCAAGAGATAAAGCAAAATATGCAAAAATACTAGAAGGAAGAGAAGCTAATGTAGCTAGAAACATAGCTGAAGGTCGCGGCATAACTCCAAAAGGATTGCCTATAAGCGATTTAACTGACGGAGCTAATATAATTAAAGAAGGCGGTGCAGTTATACCAAAGGCAGCATCTGAAGTAGAAGGTGCATCAGGGATAAATCCGTTGTCACTAGTACAAAATGCGGGAGGATTCGCTAAATTAATGCCAATGCTCGGATTAGGAGCTGCTGCATTAGGCGGACTCCATGTAGCAAAGAGTGCTAATGAGGGAAAACTCGGAGAAGCTGGAATGGAAGCTGCAGATGTTGCTTCTGATTTTGTTCCCGGAGTAGGTTTAGCAAAATTTGCAATGAACTCACCAGAATTAGGCAAAGGAAGCGATGAAGTTGCTGATAAACCTCAATTTAATTTTGACCAATACAAAACACCAACCGAACCTGAAGACGATGAAACTAAAAAGCTTAAGTTTGCTAAATTAGGGCAAATGTTGAGTGGAAATCCTAGCTAACATTGTCGTAGTATCAAATAAAAATCTTTGGTATTCAGAAAGGTATTTATTGTATTTTTTTACATGCCAATGACTTTCTATAGGGCGATAATATAGAGGTTTATTATACTGCCTTCTAAGTCCATTAGCGCCTTTTAACCATCCATAAACAATAGCAGAAGTATTGCCTTGTGCAATAACTGAAAGCTTATCGTAGAGCTTATTAGCTACTTCAGTTTCATTTTTTTTAGTGATGTGATAGCCGAGTTCCAAAGCTGTTGTAGGTTTAATGCCATAGAGTCCAAATGCAGAGCTAGCGTGATTAGTATTCTTCCCATTATTAGATTCCATGTATTTAATTATTGATAATGTCTGTTGTTTCTGTATTGCTTGCGAATAGTATAACATAAGCACCTCTAGGAATAGTATATACCCTCTTGTTTAAAAAGTCAAATATGATCACTTTAACAAATAGTATTAAGTGCTTACCTCAATTACGAGATAGCTAATATGATGCCTATTTATTTCAAGAAGAATAAAACGGCGGATTATCAAGGAGTTACTATGTCAGAAGAAAATGAAAACATTGAGTCGGCAATTTCCGACGAATCAGCAGACATCTCATCTACCCCAGCAACGGAACCTGCAGCCCAAGCTTTAGCAGAAATGCTTCAGGAGTTTGAGTTAAAAGTAAATGGAAAGACTGTAAAAGAAAGCGTAAATCTAAATGATAAAGCAAGAATACAAAAAGCTTTACAAATGGAAAAAGCTGCAAATGAAGCATTTCAAGGTAAAGCAGCAAGCGAAAAACAGCTAAAAGAGTATGAGAAAACTGTTGATCAATTCTTTCAAAAGCTACAATCAGATCCAATGTCTATATTATCTAATCCCGACTTAAATATCTCAAGAGAACAACGCAGACAATTAGCTGAAGCTATTTTAAATAATGAGTTAGATATCGAAGCTAAGTCTCCAGAACAACTAGAGTTAGAAGCGGCTAGAGCGGAATTAATGAAGCTACAAACTGAAAAGAAAGCTAATGAAACGGCGAAACAAAAAATGGAATTTGAGAGGCTACAAGCCGATGCTGCAGTACAAATCGAAAAAGAGATCATGGAAGCTATTGAAATCGGAGAACTTCCGAAGTCAAATTACATTACACAGAAAATGGCAGATTTAGCATATATTGCTTTCACAAACGGCATTGATATCGACATGAAAGAGCTTATTCCTATCGTTAAGAAACAGTATATTGACGATATGCGTGATATGTTATCAAAATTACCAGATGATTTAGTAGAAGATTTGATTTCTCGCGATAGAGTAAAGAAAATACGCACAAATTACCTTAGTAGCATGAAAAAACAACAACTTAATGCAGTTAAGGTGGCGGATACAGGCTCTAAAAAGGTAGAATCTAAGCCAGTTGAGCGTCAAAAGGCATCAGATTTCTTTAAAGGAGCTTGGTAATCGCAGAATACTGCAAGTAAAACTTCGTTTTAACGGGCGGGAAACCGCCTTTTTAACAAATATACATAGATGAATGTACATTTTGAGGCTTTTGTGCAAGCTACATGCCCACGAGATACCGAAAGACAGAGACTGATTCTAGTAATATTTTCTCTTTAATAAAAAACAGTCACAGGAGACTAACAATGGCATCTTCACTATTAGAAAAAGATTCGGCTCTACAAGACCGAATTCTTAAAACAGTCATTCTTCCTATTCGAGTAAAAATCGTAGGAAATGCAACCGCAGCTTCAAAAGTATCTTCATCGGATCTTCCCGGTGTAGTTATTGTAGTAGCAGCTGGTCAAACAGCAGCTCCAGCAGGAGTAACTACTGTATCACCAGTAGACGCAACAGGCTTGTACTCAGTTGTACTTGATCTTGCAGCTATCGGAGTAGTTGGAAAAGTACACAAAGTAGACGTAGTTAATATTACATCTACACAAACAGCAGCAGTATCTTTATCAAACGGTTATATCGTTGTAGATATCGATTCAGCAGCAGACCTTACAGGAGCTAACACTTCTGAATGCGAACTATTAATCAGTTATACTAAAAAGTAATTAACAAAAAACGGTTTCTAAGGAAACCAAACAAAAGGAAATGACAAATGTCAACAGCTAACAATCTCTCGTCACTAAACGGTCTTTTTAAAGAAGTTTACGCCGACAAACTAGAACATTTAATACCAGAAGGTGTTAAACTTTACAACATTATCAAATTTGCTCAAAAGCAAAAACAACCGGGAAATTTCTATAATCAACCGGTAAAGTAACAACTGCTGGTTTAAAATCTTTTCTGATTGACTTGGAACCCCTAATATGGTAAGCTTATTTTAGGGAAACAGGGCGGAACTTGAAATATATGAAACATTTAATAATAGAAAAATATCAACAAGAAAATAAAACACCAACTCTAATAGCTAGAGATTTAGGTATTAAAATTGACGTTGTAAATTCTATTATAGATGATGCTGGAATTAGAAGAACACAATCATTGCATAAGGTTGCAAATGGTAAAAAACGAAAAAAGGAATTAACACATCCATTAGAAGAAATCATTAGAGTGTATAAAGAAACACAATCTACATATAGAACTAGCGAAAAGTTAGGGATAAGTAGATATAAACTAATGCTAGTTTTGAAAGAAGAAGGGATTTTAACTTCTCAGTCAGAAGCTGCTTCTATTAGAAACCGAGGATATGTTAAAAGATTGTCAGAACAATTAAAAGAAGAAATTAAAGTAGTTGATAGAAATGTTGTCTACGGATCTTCAAAATGGCAATCTTTAAAAGCTCTTGTTAGAAAACATAGAAATAACAAGTGTGAAAATTGTGAAAGTTTAAATAATTTAGAACTTCACCATATCTTACCTTTAGCGTTATATCCAGATGCATTTTTTGATGTAGATAACTTAAAGCTATTTTGCGAAAGTTGTCATTTCAAAATTGGACATCACAGTGATTGGAGAAACATTAATTTAACGCTAGTTAATGATCTTCTAATAGCACGATATAATCTAGACCGTGAACGACTGAGTGAAAAGACACCGAAAGGTGAAGCGACAGTCTGAACTCTACGTATATACGAAGGTAGAGAGGAGAATCCGAAGAGTTTCTCCCGTTTCTCGAAAGAGAATGGTAACAACAAAATTAATTGAGTTTTAGGCTTAGAACACGGTATTACTTTCGCTGCAGAAGATGAAGGTGCTTTCGCTCTTAACGCTCCAATCACTGGACAAATTAAGAATGCTCAAGTACGCGGATTCCAAATGCTATTGCGTTCAGTAATGGCATACGATGCTGCATACGCCTCTCTTGGCGGCGGCGATAAGGCTTTCGAAGATGGAACTAAATTTCTTGTTGCGAACATGATGAAATCAATCGTTCGTAAAGTAGAAATCGCTCTTTTCTACGGTCAATCAGGATACGGAACTATTGCATCAACAGCTGCAAACGTTCTTACTATCACAACTGCTGAATGGGCACCGGGAATTTGGGTTGGATCTGAAAACATGAGACTTGAAATTTACGATGCAACTAGCTCAACTCTTCGCGGTGACTGTAAAGTTGTAAGCGTAGATATGTCAGCTAGAACTGTAACTGTTGACAGCTTACCAGCTGGAACAATTGCTACAGACGTAATTTACCACTATGGTGCTCAAGGTAAAGAAATGCCGGGACTATACAAAATCATTACGAATGCAAGTTCGTTGTTTGGTATCTCTGCTTCTCAATACTCTTTATGGAAAGGTAACACTTTCGGAGCTGCTGGAGCTTTAACATTCCCTAAAGTATCGCTTGCACTTGCTGCAGCTGTAGAAAAAGGTTTGGAAACTTCTGTAGTAGCTTTCGTTAACCCAAGAACATGGTCTGATTTAATGACTGACATGGCTGCTAACCGCAGATTTGACAGCTCATACAAAAAAGACGAAATGGTAAACGGTAGCGAATCTATCGAGTTCCATTCTCAAAACGGTAAAATCGAAATCCATTCTTCTATTTTCGTAAAAGAAGGACATGCATTCTTGATTTCTCCAGATGATTTCCAACGCATTGGAAGTACAGATATTACATTTAAACAGCCAGGAAAATCTGATGAATTTTTCCGCGAGTTAGAAAACAACGCAGGATTCGAACTTAGATGTTACTCTAACCAGTCGCTTTTCTGTAAAGCACCGGGTAAACAAGTTATCATCACTGGAATTGTAAATTAATTAAAAATTAATTTAAGGGAAGGTGTAATGCCTTCCCTTTTTTCTCCCTTCCATAAATAAAACGGAATTAATACTATACCTTTCCTTGACTTTTCTGCAAAGCTCTGATATACTAAATACATGAAGACGTGTAATCAATGTCACCAAGACAAATCACATTTAGAATTCTACAAAGACAAACATAAAATAGACGGTTTACGCAATAGCTGTAAAGTTTGCTCCGAATCAAAAAAGAAAGAAAGAAGATCTATGGTATCTAATGTAGTTTGTGTATCCGAAAAATCTTGTTGTGATTGCGGAGAGATAAAAGGATCTTTACATTTTCATAAAGATAAAAATAATCCATCTGGACTTTCCGCGATCTGTAAACCTTGTCGAAAAATAAGAACATCAGCAAGATATCAAGTAAACAAAGAATATGTTAAAATTAGAGCAATGAAATATTACGAACAGAACAAAGATATAATTATTAAAAAAAGTATAGCTAGAAATAAACACAAGATTAAAACTGATTGGAAGTTTAGAATTATACGCAATTTAAGAAACAGGCTTTGGTACGCCCTTAAATTTAAAGATTGGAAAAAGACTACGCATTTCGCAGAGTATATCGGATGCGACAAAATTACTTTAATGGAGCATTTAGAATCTACTTTTACCTCAGGAATGTCGTGGGAAAACTACGGAAGTGGATGGCATATTGATCATAAAAAACCATTAAGTAATGCTAAGACTGAAGAACAGATGTATGAAAGATGTCATTACACAAATTTACAAGCTCTATGGGGAGCTGATAATATTAGAAAATCAAATAAAGAAGATGAGGAGGAATTGAATGATTGGCTTTTCAGTGAAAAAGATCAATAAAGAAGATTACCTTCCCTTGATGTTAGAAAATCATTATCTTCGCCGAAAATGCTCGGTGAGCTATGCTTTTGGATTATTTCAGAATAATCAATTAGCAGGATTTGTAACATATGGAATACCTTCTAGCCCAAATATAGCAAAATCATTTGTGCAGCCGGGGTATGAATCTTTGGTGCTAGAACTAAATAGGTTGTATCTAAAAAACAATACTAAAAATACCGCATCATATTTAATAGCTAAAAGTTTAAAGTTACTACCTAAGCCATCTATAGTAGTATCCTACGCAGATACATCTCAAGGACATAGAGGGATTATATATAAAGCTGCTAATTTTGAATATTTAGGATTAACCTCCAAAAAAAAGGAATGGTTCTTAGTTTCCACTCCAAATATACACAGCTCATCTTTATTTAAAAATGAAACAGTAGCGTCTTTAAAGCAAAGACACGGAGAAAATCTTCAAGAACGGGAACGACCAATTAAACATAGGTATATTTTTATTAACTCATGCAAAAAATACAAAAATCTATACAAAACGATAATTAAAAGATAACCTCCTGTAATCACGTTCCCCCTCCTAAATCCTCATATTAACAAATATATGTAGACATAGGAGACTTCATGGCAATTACACTTACTATAAATAATACCCCTTTTGAATTTCCCGAACAGGGAGAGCAAAGTCCGTGGGGACAGCCCGTTACAGACTGGGCTACAGAAGTAACCAACGTCCTCAATTCCCTTGCAGGTCCCTCCGACATTCTCGAAACATCAGCTATCATCAGCAACAACATAAGCTCTCCTACTGCAATCTCCGGCTTTTTCTTTGATCCCGGAACAGTGCGCTCTTTTACAGCAACATGCTCTGTATATAGATCGGTAACTGGATCTGAGATGTCAGAAGAAATCAATCTTGTAGGCTTATTCACTGGAGGAAGCGGATGGCTCCTACAGCAAGATGGTATCGGCAATGCTGGTATATCGCTAACGATCACTACTGGCGGTCAAGTAAATTATACATCAACTAATTTTGCAGGAGCTAACTACGGAGGTTTACTAAAATTCCGTGGTACAGGCATCCTCTCAACATAGTATACTAATAAAAGGGACATAAATAATGGCGACTACACCTAGGTATTTTTCTAAAGGAATCGAACTTCGCGGAGAAACGGCTGACCTAAGCACAACCAACGAAGGTACGATTTTTAACAACAGCACTTCTGCTAAACTAAAAGCATATATCGGAGCTGCAATACGAGAACTCGTTACTGCAGACCAAGTACAAATACTCACAAATAAATCAATAGATGCAGCTAGTAATACTATCAGTAATATAGCAACATCAATGCTTGCAAGTGGAGTACTTAACACCAGTACAAGCTTGGCTACAGCATCAAATACACAAATACCTTCCGCCCTTGCGGTAAAGACTTATGTTGATACCGGACTTGCATTACAAAACGATGCAGTTGAAATAGCCTTCGTTCCTAACGGCGATATCTCTTCTACTAACGTACAAGCTGCAGTTCAAGAAGTACGCGACGACACTGATACAAAACTTGGCTTAAAAGTAGACAAAACCACTACTGTAAATGGTCACGCACTTTCCGCTAACGTAACAGTAACAGCTACTGACGTAGGCTTAGGTAACGTAGATAATACTAGCGATGCAACTAAAAATGCTGCAGCGGTAACCCTCACAAATAAAACAATAGTAGCTACTGCAAATACTATAACCGCAATAGCTAACGCTAACATAGATGCCGCTGCTGCCATCGCTCGCACTAAGCTTGCTTCCGGCACAGCTTCTGCTCTTTTAGCTAACAACGGTTCTGGCGTAATGTCAGAAGCGACTGATATTACTGTAGGCACAAACAATCTTACTCTTGCTAGCACAAAACATTTAGAAATACAAGCTGCTACTGACAGCTCCACTACAGGAGCTAACGCTTCTTTAACAGCGTTTACAGGCGGAGCAATAAGACTTACCAATGCTTCCCTTACCTCACTTGCGAACATTCCCGCAGGCGCTAATGGACAACAACTAACAATACTAAACAGAACAGGTGTAGACGTTCAGGTAATAGATTCTTCAGCAGCTACAGGTACAGCAGCTAATAGAATATATACAGGAACAAACACCGCACTTACTTTTACCAATAATGCAGCCCTATACTTACAATATGATAGCACAAGCTCAAGATGGCAGATTACTGGAGGTTCCGGCTCAGGCGGAGGATCTTCATCTCTCTCTTCAGTATTTCAATTAGTAGGTACTGAGGCTATTACAGATTGGTCTACCGGAAATAACGCAACATTCTTAGGCGGAGGATCTCTTGCTGCTACTTTCGCAAAAGATACCTCAACGCCATTACATGGCTCTGCTAGCTATAAATTAACGCAAGCTGGGGGATCGTTAAACGATTATGTTTCTTCTCCTGCACAAGCTGTTGATTTACGCTTTAGAGGACAACAAACATTCCTTACATTACCATATCAGTATAATGGAGCTACTAGCGATATTGCTATTGTGATATATGATGTTACCAACAGCGCAATATTGAGTGCAGCTACAGATGTTATCATCGGCACAAACGGCTCAACAAGCTCTGCAATAGTTGGGGTAATTATTCCATCTACATGTGCTAGTATTAGAGTAGGATTTCAAGTAAAAGTATTGAATAGCGGAAAAATATTAGCTTTCGATGATGTCCAACTTTCTACTGGAATTAGTGATGTTTCCAGCATTAGTACAACAGTAACAGAAGCTATTGAAGGGTTAGGTAACAATACCCAATACGGATCAACAAATACGGGAGTTTCAATTCTCTCTTTAAATAAGAATACAAATCTCGGAGTTATTCAAGTTTTAAGCGATGCTGTAAATGGAACAAGTTTTAAAGCATTAAAAAATTGTGAACTAAAAATTAGCTGTAGATTTTACTCACCTACTGGATCTGGATTTAGTGGGTATATAACTCGAAATGCAACAACTTTAACTACCACTACTCCTGACGGAATACTTACTTATGCCACATCATCGGGAGCTAATAATAGTAGCGAAATGTCAGCAAATGTACAATTAGCTATAGGAGATATAATCAGGATTCAAAGAGGATCTTCTGATGTGCTAAGAATGGGAGATCTAACTTTAACAGCAACAGCAGAATCTTCAGCAATAGTAACTCCTCTTCAGCAAGTATCATCAGACACACTGACATTTGCTTTTAAAAGTACTGCAATAGATCCTACAGTAGACGCTATCGGTACTTTTAATACTTATACATTTGCCTCTGTAGGAAACGCCGCCACAATAGCTACCAGCGCCCCGACTCAAACAACTACTAGCATGAATACGAACGGTATTCAAGTTTTTTCTAGAGCCTTTAGTGCTGCTTCCACAAGCGCATCTCCTGCAAGATTTGATATTTTTATCGGTAAAGGATTAAAGAGTAAGCAAGTAGATTTATATGCATCAGCTGCTAAAGTTACTCCTTTGACTTATGATAGAGTCGTATATGGAGCAAATGTTAATGAAGGCGGAACTGATGTTTACTACAATGAATTAACTGGAATTTTAGTAATAACAGCAGGTGTAGCGGTAACAGCATCAAATACAGGAAGGACAGTAGATATTGCAGGAAATGCTTCAGCATCTGGATACTTCGTATTCAACGCTTCGCGTTCTCCGTCGCTTTCAGCTCTGCCGAATCTAGCGCCGAGAATTGCTTATTTGAGTCATTCTGTAGCTAGCGGTACAGCAGGAGGATCTGCAACTTCAGGATCTTGGCAAACTCGCACGTTGAATACTTTAACAGATACTACAGGAATAGTTACCTCTCTATCTAGTAACCAATTTATATTATCTGCGGGAACTTATAGTTTAAAAGGTCATGCGGTTTTCGAACAAACTGATAATTCTAAAACTAAAATTAGAAATATAACAGACTCAACTGATACCATTATAGGATCTAATATAAAAACATTAAATACTGTCGGAGGGATGCAATTTTCAAGTCTATTATCTGGAGAAATCATAATAACTTCAGCTAAGACTTTTGAACTACAATCGCAAGTTCAAACTTCAGTAAATACTACAGGATATGGGATTGCTGCAAGTTTTTCAGTAAATGAAGTATATGCGCAATTAGAAATACTTAAAATTAAATAGCATCCAGTAGGCTGCAAGGAAATATATGAACATACAAAATCTCTTACTCCCTCTTATCGAGCACATCGACTACTCCCTAACAGACGGAGTACTATCAGCATTACCAAAAACACGGCTTGTAGATCAAATCATCCATCACCCAGCAATCGAGCAAGTACTATGCGAACGCATGGAGCAAGTAGACGGCGTATACAAGCTTAATAAAGAAGCAATACTAACTGCAGGCGTAGCAGCTTACGACGAGACTGTGCAAGTAGAAGAAACATACTACGAAGCTATGCCAGACTTAGAAGCATTAAAGTTTTCTAGTATTCCTGACCTTGCAATCGCAATCGGAGAATATTTATCTGATAAGCAATCGCTAATTGATAATGAAAACGATAGCTTAAATATTTGTGATGGCAAGATTGTACGCTTCGGCTACAAGAATATTGCACAGCCGAATGCTGATATTTTATCCGCATGTTATGATGCTGCAATGGCGAAGATTACTTCTTTGGCAGACAAAGCAGCAGCACACAAGCTATTACAAGACACTGATTTTCATGTTATAAAGGCAATGGAATTGGGAGTTCAAGTATCTGCAGATATAATAGCAGCTAGAGCTGCCGCACGACTTAAATTACAATAGACAAGAATACTTGCAGGGAATAAATATGTTAAATTTAGCAATATGCCTACGCGCTCTTCAAATTATCTCACATCATTATCACAATGTTTGCGGCAAGATAGCATTTCACCAAGATCATGAGTTTTTTGCTGAAGTTTACAATGCAGCAGAATCTGACTATGATGATGTTATCGAAAGAATCATCGGTAAAGACGGAATACAAGTAATAGATCTCGACAGTATCTTAATGCAAGTATCGGCTAAAGTAAAAGCTATGCCAAAGCTAGCTCCTGAGAACAAAGCATATTATGAAGCCTTATTGTCGCAAATTCTATACATTAATGACGAAATACAAAAGCTAATAGATACAAAAGCTGTATCTCGCGGTACAGAGCAGCTCATTGGTGAAATTGCTAATAAAAACGAAGTGTTAGTATATAAAATAAAAAGACGCATTGCATAAGGGCTAAAATAAATGGCTAATAATACTGATATTTTCGGAATAGACACCTTAGTTTCGCAAACCGGAGTTATAGGTGAATATCGCACAAGTGCTGAAATACGTGTACGATTTGTAATTGAAAATGCTAACTCTGGGAATACATTCTCGGTATATGGAAGAATTAAAGGGCAATCTAATTGGAATTTAATTGATACCCTAGTTGGCAATGCAATTAAGAACCTAACAGTAGCAGAGTTCGATTTTATTTTAGTAACTTGTGATGCTTATGCTACTACTGGATTAAATGTACACTTACTTGCATCGGGAATTGCCCAATCTAGCACTGGTATTTCCTCTATAGATGTAAACGGAACATTGCTAACAGGATTAGATACTATATCCCTAACCTCAGTAGATAACTCTATAAGCTATAGCTCAAACACAAGTACCGGCGTTATCGATCTTTCTGTAGCATCTGCTGCAGGAGTATCCCAATTACAAACTCTCTCTGGCGTAGCGCCATTAGCTACAAATTTAGGTACATTTACAGGAGTAATAATTCCTGATAATTCAACAAATAAAGTTGCGATACAAGCACTAGAAACTGCAATAGCAAATCTTCCTGATCCAATGGAATACAAAGGATTATGGAGTGCTGCAACAAATACTCCTACTTTAACAGATGGTACTGGTAATAACGGAGATGTATATCAAGTCACTGCTAATGGATCTGTAAACTTCGGAAACGGAGCTATAGTATTTACTGCAGGCGATAAATGCGTTTATAACGGCGCTATAGCACGTTATGAAAAATGGAATATGACAGATGCGGTATCTAGCGTAAATGGCTATACCGGGGCTGTGACGCTTGTAAAGGGCGATATAGGATTAGGTAACATAGATAACACAAGCGATGCTAATAAACCAGTATCTACAGCACAACAAACAGCTTTAAATTTAAAAGCTAATTTAGCATCTCCAGCTTTAACGGGAACACCTACTGCACCAACAGCATCTCCTTCTAATAATTCTACTCAAGTAGCAACTACCGCTTATGTAGACGCAGCAGCTTCTGCAGTAGTAGCTCCTAATGCAACAAATGCAACAAAAGGTATTATTAAGCTAGCGGGAGAATTATCAGGATCTGCAGATGTTCCTACACTTGCAAATGATGCAGTAATAGCAAAAACACTTACAGGATATACCCCTTCTACGGGAACAATAACCTCTGCTGATAGTATAATCTCTTCTATTGAAAAATTAGATGCAAATATTCCTACTGTATTAGATGCACTATCTGATGTAACTATAGCATCTCCAGCAGTTAACGACAGACTTACTTATAATGGAATTGAATGGGTAAATTCTCCTATTACTTCTACAGGAGTTGGCGCAGGGGTAGTATTTTATCCAGATGATACAACTGTAATTGATACATATGGTGGATTATTAATAAATCCAGCTATTGGAACAACGACTACAAATAGCATAGTAGTTCCTGCTGGTACAACAGTATTCGGAAAAGGGTATATTTATGATAAAACTGTAGATAATATAGTTTTGCCCGGAGGATCTTGGGAATTTCATTTCTATTGCAATACAAATAACGCAAGCGGAACTTCTCAATTAGGATTTGATGTACATAGAATAATTGCACAAACTGCAACAATAACAGTAACAGGCACGGGAACTTCTCGAACTTGTACAGCAAGTAGTTCTATTTTCGTATCTGGAGATGCAAATGCCAATCAACGATTAGCCTCTTATGTGCAAACTAACATTGGAACTTTTCAAATTACAGCTTTTACAAGCGGAACTTCAGTAACAATTGCAACACTTTCAGGATATACTAATGAAACTGCAGTAGCTTGTACAAAACACAGCTTACTTTTTGGAACACAGAGCGTTAATATAAGCAGCACTGCTACTGTATTAATTGAAACTAAAGTAGTACAGCCTTCGTTTACAGTACTTCCTTCTGATAAAATAGGATTAAGAGTTTACGGTATTGCGAGTGCTAATAGAACCTTACAATTTTTTATAAATGGAACGGCAACATACTCACACATGGTAACTACTTTAGTTGGCTCACATAATGATTTGGCGGGCTTGCAAGGCGGTACTTCTACAGAAAGATACCATTTAACGGCAGCGCAAGCAATAATAGCTACACAAGCTGCTAGCCCCTCTTTAGCTGGATATTTAACATCTACCGATTGGAATACCTTTAATGGAAAAGCTAATGTAGTTGCTGGAGACATTGTACCTACATCATTTTCTGCCGCAAATAATCAATCCGCAGTAGCTAATGTAACAGGATTTGCTTTTGCAAGCGGAGTTACTAGAGCATTTGATGCAGAAGTATCTGTAACAATAATTGCTACCACAAATAAATACGAAACATTCCATATACTAGGAATACAGAAAAATGGAAGCTTCGATATATCAATAGAAGGATTAGGCGATAATAGTGGAGTAGTATTTTCGATTACATCTGCAGGGCAAATCCAATATACGAGTTTGAATTCTGCAGGTTTTGTATCTAACACGATTAAATTTAGATCTAGAAACGTAGGTGTTTAATGAGTAAACAAAATGGATTAAGCTTATACGACGCACCTAATGTATTGCGTGACGCTCACAATGAAGAGAATCATGCAATAGATGTTATCCCTGTAAATACATTAGTACCTGTTCGCTTTTCTAAAGTAGATCTCACTTATGTATCTTCTGGTAATGGCATTGGAGAAATAGAAACAGCAAAATACTATTCCAACGGTAGTTATCAGCAACAAACCATAACATTTCGCAACGATGAAAGAGGAACTGCACACAAAACGTCATTATCCTTCTACAATCGCACTCCACAGAATTTAGCTGGAACTTATTTAGTAATTTACGATGATGTAGGTCCGGTAGGAGTATTCTTTAATACAGACGGAGCCAATTCGACACCAATAGATAGCGGAGTTTATCGATTTATCATAGTAGCTCTCTTGGGAACAGATTCTGAAGTAGCAATTGCTAATAAACTAATTGCGGCAATAGAAGCTGATGCTAAATTCTTTGCAATAGGAAATCAAGCATTTGCAGTAATCTCAAATTCTACAGTAGGAGTTAGAGCTGATAGCTATGACAAGAATACAAATCTATACCTTAGAAATGTTCCCGGCGTAAACGCTAATCCATTAAATAACACATACTTCTTTATTAACAGTGCTTTAGATGCAGTACAATATTATGTATGGTACAATGTTGCTAGTGGCGGAACAGATCCTCTTATAGCGGGTAAAACAGCCATACCAGTTGCCATAGCTTTAGGAGCAACAGCTGTGCAAGTTGCCGCCGCTACAGCCTCAGCGTTGAATACCTTTTTTTTAACAAATATAAGTGACGACAGTGTGACTATTACGAATAAATTAATAGGCATAACTACACGAATTCAAGATGTTACCTGCTTTATGCCAACTATCACAATGGATACAAAAGGTACAAACCGAGAACTCGTCGCAAGCTTAATACTTACTTATAACGCAAATTCAGATGTTGTTTCTATAGAAAGATTATGAAATATAAATTTAATCCAATAACTTCACAATTTGATTTAATAGATGGCGGTTCTTCTACTGGAGCTGCATCTGATATTACGTTTGTTCCAACGGGATCTATTAGTGCAACTAATGTACAAGATGCTATAGCCGAAGTTAGTGGTGATATAGATACTCATATTGCAAATACTACAGATGCACATAATGCTTCTGCTATTTCTATTATCCCGAATGGTGATATTTCTTCTACCGATGTACAAACTGCAATTGTAGAAGTTAGGGATGACACAGATACAAAATTAACATTAAAACAGAATGTAGGCAATTATATTACTGCCTTAACTGGAGATGTTACTGCTAGTGGACCGGGATCTTCAACCGCGTCAATTGCGAACAATGTTATTACCAATACTATGGTTAATTCAGCCGCAGCCATAGCCTTTAATAAGTTGGAAAACTTATCTTCTGCTAATATATTATTAGGTAATGCAGGAAATGTACCAACCTCCACCGCAGTATCTGGAGATATTACTATATCAAATACTGGAGTAGCTGTTATAGGAGCTACTAGAGTAACTAATGCCATGCTAGCAGGATCTATCGACTTAACAACTAAAATAACTGGAATTCTTCCTTTAGTAAATGGAGGAACTGGATCGGCAACTAAGAATTTTGTTGATCTAACAACAGCTCAAAATATTTCTGGAGCAAAAGTATTTTCTAGTTTTGCATTAACAGATGCAGTAAACATTACAACAGATGCAAGTTTAGCTAATACATTTACGGTAACATTAGGGGGAAATAGAACTCTCGCTAATCCAACTAATCCAACTAACGGACAAAAATGTTCTTGGCTATTGAAACAAGACGGTACGGGGAATAGAACTATTTCTTTTGGTACAGCTTGGAAATTTGGCACTGATTTGACGTTTATCGCACTTTCGACATCAGCGGGATCAGTAGACTATATTGGCGCTATCTATAGTGGTACTTCTAGCACATGGAATGTAGTAGCATTCATGAGAGGATTTTAATGTATCAAGCTCATTTTATAAATCCTATCACACAATATGGACAAACTTCTTATAGTTTAATATTAAGTGATAATAGTGGTATATTCCCATCAATAAGATTAGATATAGTATTTTCCGAAAATGTTAATGAAGACGAACTACTTATAGCTGCCAATCAAGTAATAATTAATAATATATCACCTATTATTATTCCAAACATCGATCCAAATTTAGATCCAACATATTTAAATCCAGATCTATTAACAGAAGTAACTATAGACAAGGAGTCTTAAATGGCAATTTATGCTCCAGTTGCTAGTGGAAATATAAATACAGCTTCAACATGGGGGCTTATATATAACGATTCAACTTATTCAAATATTACCAGCTCTACTACAGCCGTAGTAGGAGGCACTCCCTTTACTTCAGCTAATATTACTCCGACTAATTTCGCAGTAGGAGCCGTAACAGCCTTTGCAGTTAAATTAGCAAGTGCATCAGGAACAGGAACTATTACATTCACTCTATATAATACCACAACTGCAAGTAATGCGATGGTAGTTACTCTTAATATGACAGATATAAATACTACAGTTGGAATGCCATTAGGATGGCTTGTACTAAAGCCATCATCAGGTAGTTTTATTCCCAATGGAACAGATATATATCAAATTAAAATAAGCATTGCAACAGTAGGTGCAACTGCATCATTTTATTCAAACGGCGGTACAGGATTAGCAACTTTTCTAAGATCTAGCTCTATGTCAGTAGCCCCCGCTACTTCAGCCGATATTATAAATATTCAAGGAGAGTATACAGGAGCTGGAACATCTAATTCATTTAATGTTACCATGAATCTTACCAATTCTACGCCAAATCAATATACTCAAATTGACATTTCAACTAAGGGAATTTTACAATATGCTAATACAGCAAGCACTTCATATTATTTTGCTTGTTCTGGATTAATTTCGATATATAATGGAGGATCATTAATAATAGGAACCTCTATATCTCCTATACCTAGTACAGGAACTGCAAATTTACTTCTAGCCACGTCTTCTGGAGGTTTAATTGCCCATGGAGGTGGAACATTTAAGACTTATGGATTAGCTAAAACCAATATGACATTCTTGGCTAATGATATGCCGGTTTCTCAATCATTTTTAGTTTTAAATTCTACCCCCACAAATTGGAAAGCAGGAGATAATATAGCTATTGCCGCAACTGGAACAACTGTAGCACAGTCTGAATCTAAAGTTATTACTGGAACAGTTACAACTTCTACTGTAAACATCACAACTACTTCTGCATTTGCGCATTCTGGAACTTCTCCGACACAAGGAGAAGTAATTAATTTAACGAGAAATATACTAATTAACGGAACTAGTACGGCAACTCAAGGTTATATATATGGAGAAGACTACTCCATTATCTCTATTTATAATACTGAATTGAAATGGCTAGGTAGAAACATAGCAACTCAGCATGGAATTACTTCCGATATTAGCAATGGAAGTGGTTCATTAACAATGAATGGATGTGCTCTTCATGATTTTGTTGTTACTGGAAGTTATGGTTTATATCTATCTAATTCTAGTTTCAATGCCGATAATATAAGTATTACTAATTGTGTTTCTTATAACATAAATACCTACCATCTTTTTGCGGGAGCGATGCTAGGATCTATTAACACTAACATTACTGGATGGACAGCAATTAAGAATGTAGCAGCTTCTACTCCATTAATAAATCTATTACAATTTAGTGGAAATATCAATGGACTTAATGCTTCTTCTTCTACCGGAGTGGGTATTTACCTTAATGGAAATACAACAGCATTTAGCGGCTCCATATCTAATATTAATTCTCACACTAATACACTTCAAGGAGTACAGTTAATTGGAATATCAGGATCTTCATATCCAGCATATCCAATTATTTCTAATTTAGTTATTTGGAATAATTTAAGTTATGGTTTATATATAACTGGAGCTTATTACTTTACTTTTGATAATGGTAATATTTTTAATAATTTTGCCGGAGGGGCAAATATTTATATTAGTAATGCCATTAATTATAATATTAATTTTAGCAATCTTTCCATTGATAGTGGTAGCTTAGGGGTATCCCGAGGATTACATTTTGCATCGGGAGCAAGTTATACAGGATTTAGAATTGATAACTGCGTATTTGGTGCAGTTTCAACATTAAATGCATCTGATGTTTATATTCAAACTACACAATACTGCGATATTATTTTTAGAAATTGTAAGTTTAATTCCAGTGTGACGATGGTTAATACTGCCCAAATAGGCTCAGTTGTTAGAAGTGCTAGACATCAACAAATTTCAGGTAATCACAAAACTTATGATTTATATGGCTCAGGTATAGCAGATTCTACAATATACCATTTAAACTCACCCTCTACTCGTCTAACACCTGCAATAGTAATACCTTCCTATGGATTAGGCTTTAAATATGAAAGTCCAATCAAATATGTCCCCGTACCTAGTGGAAACACAATAACTATAGGGGTTTGGGTAAGAATGTCGGTAATTGGAGATGGAACTGCGTATGGAGGGAACTTCCCCTCGTTAATAGTAAAAAAAGACACTGCTTGTGGAATTTTGGTAGATACTATTTTGGCAACTGCCACTTCTGGGGCATCAGGACAATGGCAATATCTTCAAGGAACAACAGTAGCTGCGATTGATAATTGTGCTATGAGTTTTGCGGTCACTTGTGATGGCGTTACAGGATGGATTAATATAGACGATTGGAAGGTAGGATAATATGGCAGCAATAGATCCGAAAGGTGCAGAAACAAATTGGGTAAATGGTGTAGCATTTCAAAAGGTTACAAATAGTAACCTAGATAACGGAGCTGAGAGTTTTTGGGTAAATGGATGTGCAGAACAAATGCTGCTGCCTTTTAGCCTAATGGGAAGCTATTTCTTTTTATTTTAAAACAAGTTACTGAAAACACGTATTTTAACAAATATAGATAGGAGATACACCAAATGATTGAACAATTCAAAAAACTAATGATGAAAAAGGCTCAAGATCAAGCCTCTAATCCCCCAGATGCTAAGAACATGGAAGCTAAAGCATCTGTAATGAAAGAACTTTCAGACATGCTTAAGGGTAAGTCGAAAGATGACATGATGAGCGGTTTGAAAAAAGTAACTGTAGCATCAAACTCTCCAGAAGGTCTTAAAACTGGCTTAGAGCTAGCTAAAGATAAAATGGATGAATTATCTCCTAAAGACGAGGACTTAGAATCAGAGGATGCTGAAGAAAATTCAGAGTCTCCAGAAGAAGAGTCAGCTGAAGAGAAAAATCCAGACATGGAAATCGCCGAACTTGAAAAAAAGATAGCAGAATTAAAAGCTAAAAAGGCATAAAATGATTACGAAAGGTGCATTAACCACTAACGGCTTACTTAAGTCGATAAAACGTCGTGCAATGGTTCCAACTTCTCAGGACACCTTTACCGATGCTGATTTAATCGATATTATGAATGAAGAAATTACAATAGGCATAGTTCCTGTAATTTTACAACAAAAAGACGAATATTTAATATTTCAAGAGGAGCGATTAATCATTCCCGAAGTATCTAATTATGCGGTTCCCGAAAGAGCATTATTCAACAAATTGCGAGAAGTATCCTATAAGCTTGACGATCAAGGCGGAACAGAATACGAAATGACGCAAATTGCTGTAGATGATAAGTATACATACCTTATTAACGCAGTAGAAAATAGTAACTGGAGACGCTTTTACATGGAAGGCGGAGACTTAGTGTTATTTCCTAAAGTAAGTGTTAGTCCTCGCGGAAGCTTAGTATTTTACTACTATATGCGTCCAAATATGCTTGTTCCCGATGCTGAGGTGGCTACAATACTAAATATAGACACAGTATCTGGAATCATTACGTTTAACACAACATTACCAAAAAAATTCACATCAGGAACTCAATACGACTTCATTAAAGCAAAATCTCCACATGTAATTATAGACATTGATAAAGTAGCTTTAAATGCCAACGTATCAGGACGCACAATTACCTTCGATCCAGCAGATATTCCCCAATCCCTCGCAGTAGGCGATATGGTGGCTTTAGCGGGAGAATCTTGTATACCTAATGTTCCCACAGAACTACATTCAGTATTAGCTCAGAGAGTCGCACAGCGCGTCCTAGAGGCAATTGGGGATACCCAAGGTCTTACTAATGCTAGCAATAAATTATCAGAAATGGAAGCTAAAATGGCTATTGGATTGGATAACCGAGTAGAAGGTGCTCCACGAAAAGCTGTAAATAGACACGGAACTCTAAGACAAAGACGCGGTATTACTCGCGGAGGTATGTTCTAATGTCAAGCATTCTCAGCATGAAGCCGACAGGCTTAATGACATATTACAATAATCTATCAGAAGTTCAACCCGGAGCTTTGCTAAAGGCAAATAACACGGTAATCGATAGAGACGGTATAATACAGTCACGCCGAGGAATAGCTTACTACGGACCTAATTTATCTGTTACATCGACTGATAGAGCTAGACAATTATTAGTATATAAACATACAATTATAAGCCACGTTAATAGCTTATTAGCATTTGACGACGGAACTGGAGTATTCACTAACTTCAATGGAAGTTATAATGAAGTAGCCAGTGATATTAGAATAAAAGCATTAGAAACTAAAGGTAATTTGTATTTGACTACATCAGAAGGAATCAAAAAGATTTCAGCTAAGTCATCTGCCGATTTTTCCTCGGCAGTTGGAGTAATTACAGATGCAGGAGCACCTAACGGTATTGGCGGNAAAGCTACTCCNAACTTCTCTATATCTGGTTTTCTTAATAANAATTTCCAAACTGCTTATAAAGTTACATGGGCATTAAAAGATGTNAATGGATTATTTGTAGAAGGATCACCTTCTGCATTAATAGCAGCTTATAACGAAGTTCAAGANGGAGCTTCTGTAGATTTAACCTTCTATATACCNTATACAATAATTTCCACAGATGCTATATTCCGTATTTATCGCACAGAATTACGCGCCCTTACGGATGCATTTACTGATGATTATAGATTAATATTCGAAGGTAATCCTACTTCGGCAGAACTCTCTTCTAAGACTATTGTATATAATGATTTTATTAGCGAAGAGTTTAGAAATGCCGGCGAACAATTATATACAAATACAACAGCAGAAGGGGGCTTTCAAACTAATGATGCTCCTCCAGTATCTCGTGATATAGAGCTATTCAATAACTTTACATTTTATGCAAACACAAGACTTCATCACATACTAAATACTACAATGACTTCCACTACAGGATTTATAAGCGGTGCAACTAACTTATCTGTGTCGGATGGTACTACTACAAATACATATACTTTGCGCGGATTAGAAGAGCAATCTCTTATCATTTGCCAATCTCCCGCATTCTTTAGTGACAACAGTTTCTTCCTTACAAATTCAGCTTTAAATGCTAGACGTTATTATGTATGGATGGATAAGATTGGTGATAATAGTGTGCCAGCTACAGCACAAAAAAATGGAAGAATTCCCTTAAGAGCCGATGTATCAGCTTCTGTTACTGCACAGGACGTAGCTACAGTAATCGCCAATGCTCTAAACGCTACGGGAGATTTTGCTGCGGTAGCATTGTTAGGTGATGTATCTATAACCAATATTAAATTTGGAAATGCAGATGCTACAGTAGATAGTACAGACGCTCCAACAGCATTCACATTCTCTACTCCTCAACAAGGTTTAGGAGAGGACTTCAGTTCTGGATTTATTTATTTAAGCAATGACGCTGATATATTTATTCAAATCGAAGAAATTATTAAATCATTAATAAATGCAATAAACGCAAATACCAGTGAAATAGTTACAGCAAGTTATGCATCAGGATCTACAAGTGTTCCGGGGCTATTGTCCTTAAAGCGTAAAACTACAGTAGATAGTGCTTTTTATTTAATTATAAATGATGTAGCATTGGCTACCAATTTTTCTCCTGCTTTAAATTATTTAAATATAAATACCAATGCAAGCATTGCTAATCCTACTGAAATAACTACAACTACTACACATGGGTTAAGTATTGGAGATAAAGTAATAATTTTACTAAGCTCTACTACTGATAGCATAAACGGCATACACACTGTTACAAATGTAACTTCTACTACGAAATATAATATAGGAGTAAATGTATCTGCAATTGTAACTGCGGGATACACAGTAAACATTAAAAAAGGTGCTAGCGCAAGCAGTGCGGCAATTAATGGCTTATCATACTCAAAACAAGATCAACCAGAATCAGTTCCTATTGTAAATCAAATACTTATAGGATCTTCAGATTTCCCTATTCTTCGTATTAAAGCATTGCGAGAATCTCTATTCATATTTAAAGGTGATGGACTATTCCGTCTATCAGGGCAAGATGCTGCAAGCTTTTCAGTATCCTTGTTTGATAACACGGTATTATTAAAATCTTCAGATAGTGTCGCTGTGGTAAACAATGAGATATACTATTTCGGTAATCAAGGTATCGCTAAGTTATCAGAGGTCGGTAAAGATGTAATATCTAAACCAATATACGATAAGCTTATACCTTTTATAACTACATCTAATAATCTAGCGAGAGTAAGCTTTGGTGTAGGATATGAAACAGATAGATCCTATTTATTCTTCACGATATTAAATAAAGCTGATACTTATTCGACTGTATGCTATAGATACAATGTAGATACAAATGCTTGGACTGAATGGAAAGTAGCTAAATCATGCGGAATACTAAAGTTAGACGTAGATACTTTGTATTTTGGATCAGCACTTGATAACGTGTATGAACGCGAAAGAAAGAACTTTAATAGATTTGATTATGCAGATAGAGAAATAGCATTATCATTATCTTCGAATGCTATAAATGGAAATAGAATAAAACCATCGAGTTTTTCTTTAGTAGAAACAGATGACGTTATTACTCAAACTCAATATGTAACTATATATAAAATAAATCAGCTATTAAAGAAATTAGATTTAGATCGCGGTATGAATAGCTATGCTTTTTTTGACAATTTACAGATGATGCAAGGTAATAACTTAGATTCTAAAATACAGGCTATAATTGCGCAGTTAAATATTCAAGATCCTACAACATTCACGGATACCAACGGTCATACTGCATATACATATCTTGGGCTTTCTGATTTTGTAAACTTACAGATAAATTTTAATCAAATAATTAATCGTCTAAATCAGTCAAACACTCCTTACCTGAACAATTATAGTTTATCTATGGGAACAGTATTCCATGAAGCTATAGTAATTGATAAGAATAACATAACTGTAGATTTTGGATTAGAAAAAGTTCCTGCGTTTATAGAAGGACCAATACTAGTATACAAAGGTATTAAAACTGATATTGAATTTGTGCCTCAGCATGGTGGAGATCCTTCAGCATTTAAACAGTTCTCACAAGGAACTTTGATGTTTGAATTTAGAAGCTTCTATGCTGCGAAACTAGGCTACAGCAGCGATTTATCTATGAACCCTGAAACGGTAGAAATTAAACCTAATAGCCATGGTAACTTCGGAGACTTTGTTTTTGGACAAGGTGCAGTATTCGGGGGATTAGGGGATAGAGCGCCATTACGAACTTATGTACCTCTCAAAAAACAAAGAGCACGTACCATAGGCGTAACATTTAATCATGGGATCGCACTTCAAACTTTCGCACTTTACGGATTAAGCTTATCATACAATGCATACAGTGACAGAGCATACAAATAGGAATATATGAAAAATATACTAAAAGGTTTAAAACTTCCAGCACAAATTCCTGAGAGCACTTCTCCTACTCCTCCGGTAGCACCGCCTAGTCTTCCAGTAGATCACGCTGCTTTATTACAACATCTATTATCAAATAAGCAAGCTGCCACTACTCCACCAGAAGCTCCAGCGGTTCCCCATAATCCAATGGAACCTCTAACTCCACAACATAAATTTGCAAGATTAATGGGCGCATTACGCGGACACAATGGCTAAGATACAAACAAAAAAGATTAACATAAATGATTTCACTCCTGAGTTTCGTGAGAACATCGGGAAGCTTGCTCGTTCCCTTAATCCATTTTTTGATGACGTAGAGAGAGCCTTTCGCAAAGGTCTTAGTATTGAAGACAACCTACCTATGCAATATCAAACTGTTGTATTGGAAGTAGATGGAACAGGTACTCCTTTACAAAGGACTGTATTAACTACATCCTTGACAAATGTAAGAGGTTGTGTTATATTAAAAGCGGTTTGTGCTGATGCATTTCCAACAGCTTGTCCATTCATAACATTTAGTCAGACAAACACTACAATAGAAATACAAAAAGTAGCAGGGCTACCAGCAAACAAACAATTTACTCTAACCTTATTATTGGTTAACTAATGGCAGATTATAATTCACAAATAGCAGATTTACAAAAACAACTACAAGATAGTAAAGATGCTGATCGGAATGAAGGTAATTGGATGTCTTCTAATTCTATGGCATTAGAACGTCAATTAAGTCAAGTGCAAGCGCAACAAGATGCGGAAACAGCAAAAAATCAAACAGATGCAGATGAAGATGCTCAAGTTGCTGCCGCAGGACAATTTGTAGGATATGATAAAACTGGCAATGCTATCTATAACAATAATGGCAACTACTCATCGTTCGATAAGAATGATTTTTCCAGAACACTTGCTAATTTAGCGAAAGATCCCTCTAATGCAGGTAAATCTTACGAGAATTATGCAGGAGAACAACAGTTTAAAGGACTTGGAGATTACCAAGGTATCGATAAGGAAAGCGGTTCTGCAGTATTCAGTAACAATGGACAACTCTCAGGATACAACGCTAAAGATTTTGGCAATCTAACTGATTACATTAAAAATCAGAATATGAATAAGCAATGGATAGATCCCGCATATGAGCAACAGTTTAATGCTGCAAAGCAAGCGGGTAACTCATATCAAGGAACCGACGCTGCCGGAAACCAAATTACAAAAGATGCCCTCGGTCACTACCAAAAAGTAGGCGCACAAGATAGTGGGTTTTCTAAATTCGCACAGTATAATTTAGCAGATCAGAAGTTTGCTGGACCTCAAGGCGTAACCAACGCAGTTCAAGGCGAGAACACAACTACTGCAGCTCCTGTAGCTGGACAGCAAAGAGCTGTAGCTGCTAATGCAGAAAGTAATACCGCACAGAGAATGCCTTTCCAAAATAGAGGCGGTAGCTATAGTAAATTTGCATCAGCTAATGCTCCAGCACAATCTGGAGATCAAATTTCTCAACAAACCTCAACATCTTCTCCAGCTGCTCCCTCGGCTCCTGCCGCTTCTCCAACTCCTGCTAAAGAACAAGCTGTACCACAGCAAGCAGCTCCTACATCAACAGCAGGAATGGTATTAGGGGGCATGACTACTGCAGCTAAAGCAGCTTCAGATTCCCCTAAAGCTCCTACAGCTTTAACTAATGTTTTTAATCAACCTTCAATGTTTGATTTAGCTAAAACTGCAGCAACTAATCAAGCGCAGTCTACTGCAACAAACGCAGTACAAGGACAATTAACTGATGCTAATAATGCTATCTCTGATACTTCAGGAATTAGTGCGCAAGCTATAACTAATCCCGCTGCATATGCTAGACAAATGGCATTGCAACAAGCAAGCAGTACAGCAAAGAATCAAGCCGCAGCTCTCGGTGTAGATACTGGAGCATTAGGAGATACAAGCAAGATATTATCGAATCCAATGAACTATGCTCAACAACAAGCAGAAGCTGCATTAGTTAAACAGTATGGATTTGATCCTTCAGTAGTTAGTAATCCATTAGCTTATGCTCAAAATTTAGCAGGGCAACAAGCAAGTGAAGCAGTAGGATTCAATCCTATTTCAGCGTTAAGCAATCCAATGGCATCTGCTAAACAAATGGCTGGGCAACAAGCCTCCGATGCAATAGGCTTTGATCCTATTGCCGCAGCAAAAGATCCGGTAGGGTATGCTAAACAACAAGCAGAAACTGAAGCGAAGAAAGAGGCAGCAGCGCAACTTGCTGGCAATTTTGCTCCCGGAAGTGGTGGGACTATTGCTGGCGGGCTAAACATAGGACAGAATCTATTAAGCAATGGAGTAAATGCTAACACTACAAGCGATGCTTCAAAAGCAGCAGCTAAATTGGCATTACAGACAGCATTAACTCCAGTATTAGGACCTCTAGCTGGATTAGTAACTCCCGAAATGATGCAAGCAGTATCTGGATTAACAGATAAGTTAGGTAGCAATCTTGGACCTGCGGGGACATTATTAAAACCTGCATCTATGGCATTAAATGCTGGATCAGGACTCTTTAATGGAGGACTTAATGTAGCGGGAACGGCTGGATCTGATATGTATAATACTACTAAGCAATCGCTAGGTGGATTAAAACAAATATCAAAAGGTGACATACTAGGAGGACTAACTAGTATAGGAAAAGGATTAGGTAACACTGTATCGAACACTATCATAAAACAACCAGCATCTATTGCTAAAAAAGTAGTATCTGCAGTTTCTAACTTTTTCTGTTTTGATGGCGACACAGAAATACTAATGGAAAACGGCAAGTATAAAAAAATAAAGAATATAAAAATCGGAGATACTGTAGATCTAGGCGGTACTGTCATTGGTATCGGAGAAGGATACTCACAAGACTTGTATAACTATAACGGAGTAGAAGTATCTGGCGGTCACGCTGTTTTTGAAAACGGTGTTTGGAAAAGAGTAAAAACTAGTGACGATGCTGAGAATTTACATATTAAAAAAGAAGTGGTAGTATTCCCTATGGCTACTGAACATCATTTGATTGTAACTAAAGGTCAGATATGGGCGGATTTAACAGAGACGGATGATAACTATAATAAAACAGAAGATGAGAGATTAAGAGAATTAAATAGTAGAAAACGCAGAAATAAATTGTTGCAGGTTTATGTTAAAACTAAGTTTATATAAAAGGGAAGACTTCAGTATATTGCAATCATGGTTTAAAGCTTATGATTGGAAAATCTGTACAGAAGCTAGTATAAGTAAAGATGCTTATTTTGTTTACAAAGATGATAAGCCTATAGCCTTTTCTTATTTTGTATCTTCTAACATAGATATAGCATGGTTAGGATTTGTGATTACAGATAAAGCGGCTAAAGTTAGAGATTGTAGCGAAGCTTTGGATATGCTATTACCTCACATTTTTACAGAAGCAAAGCTTGCGGGATTTGAATTTATGCTATATGCTACCAATACAAAGGCTGTAGTGCGAAGGCTAGAAAGATTGAACTTAATGCAAGTAGTTAATAATACACAAGGATATAAATTGGCTGGAGCTTTAACAGGCAAGGATTTAGAGTTTTTTCATGAATAGTGGTCGGTAAAGATTTCAGTAACTTGGTTTATTTTAACAAATATAGGTAGAGGTATTCAATATGGATCTTTCGTTTAACGGTTTAAAAAATATGCTTGGGCTAGGCGATGCTCCTGTAGCTCCCGTATCTCCTGCAACACAGGGGATTAATGACGATTCATCAGGAGTATTACAAGATACTTCGGGTATCGCAAAAGGAGTAGCTGCTAATCAAGCTTTCAGCCAAGATGCTTATGATTTAGGCATTGATCAAGACCAATGGAATGCAATGTCTCCAGCAGACCAAGCTAGCGAAATACAAAGAGCACAAAGCAATGGTACAGCAAGAGACGCTCAAAGCGGATATGAAGATCAACAAGCTACAGCTGATGCTGCAGCAGCTAAAGCCGCATACGACCAAGCTCATCCCGGACTATTAAGTACCATAGGATCTAAGCTCTCTAATGCCTATAAAGGCGGATTAAGTGCTTTAGGAAGCCCTACAGGAATGGCAGTGTTAGGGGGATTAGCTCCAGTAGCAGCGGGTATTCTTGGAAATAGTCAAGCTTCTGGAAATAGAGATGCCTCAAATGCCGCTGCAGCAGCTGCAATCAAAGCCGCAGGAACTTCAGCCCAAGTATCACCTTCCGCATTAAGCTCATATACAGATGATCCTACTCTCGTAGCAGCTAGACAACAAGCTCTTTCAGGAATGCAAGCTCGTGCTCAAAGCGGGTTAACTCCAGAAGATTTAATTGCAATGCGTCAGGCACAACAGAAAGCCGATGCAACAATGCAAGGACAGCAATCACAAATAAACACAGATATGGCTAGACGTGGATTAAATATGTCTCCGGCACAAGCTATGGTACAGCAACAACAAGCTTCTCAAGCTATTGGAGCGCAACAAGCTGCAGAAGCTGACAGAATTACTCAACAAAGTAGAGCAGTACAATTAGCGGCATTACAGAATGTTGGAACTATGGGACAGTCTGCAATTAATAGTAATTTTGGACAAGCACAAGCTAAAGCACAAGATACAAATGCAATTAATAAATTTAATGCTGAAGTATTAAACAATGCTGGATCAAGAACTACAGCTGCACAACAAGCAGAAGCCGCAAGACAACTTGCTGCTGGACAAGCAACTGCAACAAATACAAAAGGTATTGGAACTGGCATTGGAGATATCGTAGCAGGAGTAGCAAAAAATGCAAATGCTACTGCCGCTCCCGCCACAACAGGAGTAGCACCAGCAGCTCCTGCACCAGCTCAAACGACTATTGCATCAAATCCCGGTGGAATAAATGTTAATGATCTATTATCAGCCGCTAAAGGATATTTTGGAGTATAATATGGATGATGCAACTTTAAAAAAATTATTAGAAACATTACCAGAGCAAAATAAATCTCAAACTTCAGCGGATGCACCATTAACTCCAGAGCAATTAGCCGCGTTACAATCGACAGATAACTCTTCCTCAAATATTCCAATGCAACGCCCTTTAGATAATACTAATCCAATATCTACTTTAATGAATGGATTGCCGGGACAAAACGCACCAACACAAATAGCAAATCAAATTTCAGATTCAGATCTTTCAGCTTTAAAATCTAATAATAAAACATTAGGACTTCCTGATGTAACAATTCCATATCGAAATGAAGATATAAGTGGAGTTGGTATTACAAATAATAAACAACCACCTAAAGATGTCGCAGAAGAATCTAATGCAGACGAGAATGCAGAGCCAGATTCTACAGCCGGTATGTTAACTAAATTAAAATCAATCGGAATAGGATCTCCAACAAATAGCTCTACTCCACCAACGGCTCCTACTGCTCCTATAGCAGCCCCGGCTCAAGTAAGAGACGCAGAGTACGAGAAAGCACAAAAAGATACAAACTTCAACAGAATGTTAGCATCCATCATGCAAGGTGCAAATAAAATTGGAAGCAGTGTTGCAGGATTAGGTGCGGGCGCTATGATTGGAAACGATCACGCAGAAGAGGATAAGCAGAATTTTGAGAATGCGAACAATCCTATTACAGACTTAACTGCAAAACGTAAAGCTGCAACAGATATGTTAGCCTTACAAGATCAAAAAGATAAAAACGATCCTAACAGTGATGTAAGCAAAGCTATGCGCGATGCTATGAAGCAAAGTGGAATGAATGTAGCAGATACGGCAACATATGGTTCTATGGAGAAAATGTTTCCAGTATTAATGCATCACCAAGATATGCAAGCTAAAATTGCTGAAATGTTACAAGCAAAACAATTAGGTATGGCACAGATCATGTCTAATAAACAAGTAGCATCTTCTGCAAAAGCTTCAGAACAACAATCTAAAGCATTCGATAAAACTCATGCAATGTTAGAACAAATGAGAGGAAATCCAGCTGTTCAGCAAGCAGAGAGAGATTTATATGCCACCGATAAAATAAATACACTAGTTGCACCATATAGAGGAAATTTAGACAATATTTCTCAACAGATGGTAAACTTACTTAAAACTGAATTAACAAAGGTAGCCAGTGGACAAGGTTCTACAGAAGCTGCATTCGGACATTTAGACGAAGGTACTTTAAAGAGTAAATTTGCTGAAGTATATCAGAAATTTGCAAACGAACCTACTGGAGCAAATGCAGGTGCATTTTTAAAACAGTATTTAAACTACTCAAACGGATTAGCTAAGGATGCTCAAAAAACTATATCAGATAGATACGGCAGAATACTAGAACCGGCTAAAGCACATTTAAATCCTGATGATTATAAAACACTAGATGCTACTTATACAAATAGATTTAATACTGGAGAAGCTACTCCACAAGCGCAAACTAGTAAAGGAACTGTATCTCAGTCTACGGTACAAGATTATGCAGTAAAACATAATATGGACGTAGGAGCTGCAACAGATTTATTAACTAAGAGTGGTTATGTCATCAAATAATGAAATAAGTTTAAAAGATCTTCCCGATCCACATGAGCTATTATCAGCTAACGATCTACCATCTCCAGCTGAATTAGGAGCAGCCCCCGCTGAACCTTCCAAATTAGAATCATTCGGTAGAGGAGCAGCTCAAGGTGCAACTTTCGGTTTAGCCGATGAGTTAACAGGCGCATTACAACATCCGGTTGGTGCAGCTGAACAAATAGCTAATTTACTAGGCGCTGGCATCTCTAATCCAGATGTTGAAGCTTATAAAAAAGAACGTGATGAATCTCGTGCAAACTATAATGCTGCAGAATCAGCAAATCCATTAACTTCTATTGCTGGAAATATAACAGGAGGAATTGGGCAAGCAGTAGCTGCTGCACCTCTTGCCGGTATAAATCTATTAAAAGGACTTGTAGGAGGCGGAGAAGCTTTATCTACAGGGCAGAAGCTATTACAAGCTGGAAAGCTTGGAGCTGGTCTAGGAGCTGCAAATGCTATAGGAACTTCTACAGCAAATACAGGAACAGATTTAGCTAAAGAAACTGGATTAGGAGCTGCTACCGGCGCTGCTGGAGGAGCTGCACTTTCAGGTTTAGGGCAAGCAGCAGGAAGCGCAATGTCAGGAGCTAAAAACTTAGCAGAAGATTATGGTATTGGCAAAAAGATACTAGGGACATTTAAACTAGCTAGAGAAGAGGGATTTAATCCTTTCACAACTAGCGGATTACACGAAGCTGAAGCAAAATCTACAGAAGCTGCCAGCGGTGTTCGTAAGCAACTATTAGATACAACGTCAGAACTTGGGCAAGCGAAATCTGCTATATTAAAAAAAGCAGAAGAAGCCGGAGTTACTGTAAATGCATCTGACGATATAAATAACTTGTATCAAACTGCATCAGAACTTGGATCAGATCCTCTACAAGGAAGCGACAAGAGCATATTACAAAAATTAGCATCTTCTATTATGGAAGATAACAGCGTAGTAGGCACTACTGAATTAACTCCCGCACAAACTGATAGAATACGAAAAATGGCAGCTAACTATACAGTAGCCGGAGATAACAGTTTAAAAACTCCAGAAGCTAGAAAAGCAGTATTAGATTTTACTAATAGCTTAAATGATAAAGTAAGACAAAGTATTACTCCTGAAATTGCATCTGGCGTAGATAATCCTATGGTGCAGAATATCATAAAGAGCAATCCAAATGCTACACCTATGGAAGCAATCGATAAAGCATTATCTACTATGATGACTTCTCAAGACGTACTTGGACAGTCTCGTGGAAGTGTTGCGGAAGGTATTGGGCAAACTGAAGCATTGCGTAAAGTGATGTCGAGAGTAGGATCAGATACTTCTGGCGGTACAGCAGCTCGTGAGCAATTAAATAAAGTAGGTGATTTACTTGGCAATGTAAAGCCTGAATTAAAAGAAGGGCTTTTAAAGCAAGCTAAAGACGCTTCTGAGCGTTTAGAATTAGCCCGCTCTGCACAAGGTTTAAGTGGCGGGGGAATAATCGGAAAAGGCGCTACAATGGCAGGACAAGCTGTAGCAACTGGCGCAGGTAAAGCAATAAATACAGCATCTAATATTATAGACAATACAAATAGCATGATACAAAAAGCTACACAAATTCACGGAGCAGATAGCTTTATTACAAAAGCTTTACAGAAAGTGAACGACACTGTAGATACAAGCAAGAAAAATGCAATGGTAAATACATTAATGCAACAACCTTACTATAGACAGAAACTTAAAGCACTAGAGGAACCTAGCGATGGATCAGAAGCTCAATAAGATTGAAGACAAGTTAGATAAATTGTTAGAAAAGCTGCATGAAATCGAAATACAGCTTACACGCAACACTGACTCTCTCGAAATTCACGAGAAGCGTTCTGATATTAATGAGCAAGAAATTGAACTTGTACAGACTGAAATAACTACATTACTCGATAAATTCCAAACAGATATTAAGCCAATAAAAGATCACATAAAAATGGTAAACTTTGTATTGCTAAAAGTTATACCTGCCATTGCCGGAACAATTGTATTCCTTTATGGTATTAAGGTTTTGCCTTTTTAATTACTCTTCCTTTTTTATCCTCTTCCCATATTATTTCTTCACCATCAATACGCTTTTGCATCAGCGTTTCAAAATCGTTGATCTCAGCATAAGTAGCCTCATCTATAGTTTCAAAAATATCTACTGGATAAATTGCTTGACCTTTTGCCTTGCCTACACTAATATAGTCATTATTGCGGTCATTATTCCGCTTATAGCTTTCTTTACGTTGTTCTGGAGTGGTATGTAGGTTATCCTCACAATAGCGTCCATCGCCTCGTACACTGTCTGGAAGCTTCTTAAAAGCACCAGATACATACTCTCCCGTAAAGCGATTTAGCCATTCTAATTCTGTAGGTGAAAGCTTATCAAGATAATCATAGTCGATGACATCAGAACGTGTTCGAGAGTTAAGAGCGCGGTTTAGGTGGCGGTGTTTTTTTAAATCTGTCTTTCTTTTTTTCAAAGGTATATTCCGTGTAAAGGCTAATTAACGGCGAACCGAAATTAAACGTAAATCCCTTTTTATTCCCCATAGCGTCGGATAGTTTAACACAGAAATCAGAAAAGTCAAGAGGAAAATAGCCTTGTGTGATATAATTATTGTATAGCCATTTCAAAGGGATGTATCCCGAACCGGGACGGATGTTTGCCCAACGAAACCATTCGCTGAAACTGTCCATATCATCGGACTGAGCTAATTCAGCTAATTCTTCCAAAGATAGCTTTGATAAGTCCACTTTCAAATACCTCTTGCTTTACAGGGGAATGATTTTTATTATGTGCATTATCAATCCATACAATCTTTTTACTATCGAAAAAATAATCAGGAAACGTATTGATATCATTAACAGGATTTTTGCGGGAAAGCCATTTATATATCTGCAAATATAGCCTCTTTATTTACAGAACAAAACCAAATACTATTTGACTGCACGAGCTACTCCATAAGTAATAAGCCCTGTAATTAGCGCACCGCTGATAAAATACAAGCTATTTTTCCAGAAGCTGTTGTTATCCATTTTCACTTGCTTCTCAGCAAGCTCATTAGCCTTCAATTGCATATTCTCATAGCGTTTAGTAACTATAGCTGTCTCTTGCTCAGATAGATCGTTTAAACGCGTCAAAGAGGCATTCTGCTGTTTTAAAAACACGTTGTCTAAGTCGGTTTGGCGAATAGCCTTTTCCATCTCACGGGAGAACAGTACCCCATCGAAGGGGGCGGGAGTGCCTTTTGTAATTACAGAAACATTACCAGCATGGGCTAGTGAAATCGATAGGCAGAGTATTAATAATATTTTCATTTTGATTCCTTTAAAATGTGTTCATGAACCTCAACAGTGAGCAATTCAATTCTTTTTAGTATTTCTTTGCTCTCCGCAGCAATAGCTTCTCGGTGTTCCGCATCAGCCTCAGAATGTGCTTTATCGCGGTCTGCCTGTCGTGTCTGAGCTAATAATATTAAAGGAGCAGCATACGCAGCTTGTAAGCTAAAAGCCAAGTTAAGCAGAATAAAAGGGTATAAATCAAAATGCACTATACCTAGTATGTTAGCAATAATCCAAGTAGTTACTAGCACAGTTTGTCCAATCAAAAATATAGGAGTGCCAAAAAACCTAGCAAATGCTTCAGCTTTAAGTGCAAACCAATCGTTTCCAAATGTAGTAGATAAGTGTTTGTGTTTATGGTGAAATATATTCATTTGTGAATTCCCGGTAAAGTGTATATGGTTACGTATAAGCTAAAAGCTTCGCTGTGATCGTCACTACTAAATACAATATCGCCATCGTGATATATATGTATGCTACCGTCTTCATCATAGTGGAACTCATAGATTACTCCATTGTTACTATGTAAATTATACCATCCACAGCCGATTTTGTCAACAAGCACAATTGACAAATCGTCAAGTATAGTCTTACGGCGGAATATATTTTTAATCCATTTGATCAATTAATACCTTCACTAAACTTGAGGTTATTACAGTAGATTTCATCCAACAAATAGGAGAAGGAAATCTATCACAGAAATGGTCATTTTCAGAATACTCGTCGTAGTATAAAGTTAAATCAGCGACAATATTACTTGGAGAACGACTTACATTACACCACCAGATTTTACTTCTTGTTCCAGTAGTCTTCAATTGCTTTGTCATCTAAGTTCTCCGCTTGAGCAGGTTTAGCCGCTTGCATTTCTTGCGCAACTTCAGCTTTCTTTTCAGCAATAGCTTCTTGCTTTGCGCCGAGTACCGCATCTGTCTTATCGACATTAGCCAGTATAGCATCTTTTTCCAAGCTGTCAATTTTTTTCTTCTGGAAAAAGAAAACAGCGGCTAGGATTGCTCCTAGACCGCCGATAATGTAACTGAAATATTTCTTTAAAGTTTCCATTTTAGTATTCCTTAGATTTTATCTATGTTTTTAACATCAAACAATTTTCTGAATTCAGCATTTATATTTATATTATGCTCTTCTACATAGTTAGTACCCTGCACAGCTTTAACAGAAAGAGGACTTGTAATCAATGGACAATTTGAGAACTCAACATTTAATACAGCAATTCCAATATCTACGGTTTCTTGTCGAGATCCTTGCAAAGATTTATCACAAGATACCGTAACTTCTTTATCAGCAAATCCATCCTCAATAGCACGAGAACTATTAGCCCAGTACTCGTCAGCAATTAAAGTAGCATATGATTCTGCAGTTTGCTTACCATTTGTGCGAGCAATAAGCTTAACATCTTGTTCAATAATATGTGACATCACATGAGAATATCTACTGTTAACTTGTCCGGGAAATTCTCCTTGAAAGCCACCTTTACTTCTATGTGACATAAGGGTTGAATAGCTAGTTACATATCTTGTACCTAAAGCTTCTACAATTTGGAATGCCATAGATGCGGCAAAAATAGTAATGGTATTTATAGGTCTTTTAGATGTTTCTGCAAAACGGATGAAATCAAATCCGTCATAGATACTTCCACCGGGACTATTGATTAAAAGGAAAATAGGCTCTTTAGTATCAATTTTGTTTAGCTCTTGTAACTTAGTCATTAAAGTAGTCATAGAATGTCCATCGACAGGTCCATTCAATGATAGAGTGTTCTGATCTGAAAGTGTAACTGTGTCAGCTTGCGCAGCAATACTGAATGCTAAAATAGCTGCTAATAAAAACTTCATGTTTACTCCTTATTCGCTTCTTGCGATGTTGTGTCAGCGCCGAAGCTTTGACCTTTAAATGTGATACGACGAGAGAAGTACAAACCCGTAAGCGTAAAAAACTGAGTTTCTAAAAGGCTACTACTTCCAGTTTTTACAAATACAAAAATAGCTGCTGCAGTGGTAAGTACAAACGAAAATACGAGCATTGTTAGCGATACAGACTGTTCGCCAGTTTTGGGATCTTTTAAATACATTTTATTTTCCTAGTAATTTAGCCAATAATTCAGCTGCTTTTATAAATCCAAGAGGAATAAAAATAACAGCAAGGATACAAAATCCACCCGTCACCTTTAAACTTAAATCTTTCATTTTACTATCTTTATTAAATTATTTTCTGGTTGATTTTTATCACATTTTCCATCCGATCCTATCGAATTTAGTAAATAAGCATTTGGATTTCTGGTATATTCTATGATTTCATATAATCTAGTTTTACATTTATAAAATATATCATCTTCTGTAAGATTTTTAATTAGTTTAACATGATCTTTATATTGAAATTTTAAAGTTTTAGCATGTAGATTAGTATTTAGTAATAATAGTATAATAAATTTCATTTCTTCCTCTTTTTCAAACGCTTCTTCAGTTTAGCACTCTTTGCTTTCTGTGTCAAGTGATAATTGCGTCTTGCTTCATTTTCTGCTAATGTTTTTTCTTTATGGTGAGGTTTACATAATATTTGCAGTCCTGATGAGGGCACAAAAAGTCTAGTTACATAATCATCGATAGTAGTAGCTCCAGTTACAGGAACACACCCTTGCACATGATCGATCTGTACTTCTTTAGGACCATGCAATATACCTTTAGGACACAGCACACACTCGTATAAGCCTCTACCGCGTCTTGCAGCAGCATATGCCGCGCTACGCTCTTTATCCCGCATCCACGCACGACGGAGAATGTTTACAACACGAGCTTTTAATTTCTTATCCATACACAGCCTCTACTACTTTAGAATGCACTACCAAAAATACAAATACTGAATCTGATTCACAAGCATCAAAATCCGCATATATCCACGGATAAGCACTCGAAAGCTTCGCTTTTATAAAACGTAGTTCAGCATAGTAAACTTCTTTACCAATATACTGATTACGATAAGTTTTGTCCATATAATGCCTTTATTAATTTAGATTCAATTGCAAAGTTACAAATAGCCGAATCTCCCGTATAGTGTGGCAGAGTATTACACCAAGAGGTCATCTCAGTATATCTCGCACAGTATATTAGGTTTACGGGTAAATAGATCTTACTCCAGCTCATCTTTATGTTCCTTCACAAAAATCAGTATTTCCTTAGCAAAATAATCCAACATGGTTTCTGTATCAGCATCCAATTCGTCTGAAGGGGGTATGCGGTGAATTTGCTTAATCTTTGCTTTTAGCTTTTCTAGTATTGTCATTTATATTTCCTCTCTCGTTTTACAGTCCTTACAGTACAGAAATCTCTTACCGCCGGGAACTGCAATTAAGTGTACCACAGCTTTGCATTTTTTGCAAGTAGCCGCGTCAGGTTTAGGCACAAATACAAGTTCTTTTTTCAGCTGCTTTCGCAATTCAGTATTTTCTTTTGTAAGCTTACGGATTATGCCTTTCAGATGCTCAATTTCGCTATTCTTTTTTTCCTTCAGTGTATTCCTCCAGAAGTAATGAACGTATAAGTTTAGTATCTAGTACCGCTTGTCTAATTATGTAATCAGATTCGAGTTCTTCTAAACAATTAGCAATATCGGGGTAATTATTACCTTCATATGATTTTCTGCAATAAACAGTAATGCTATCCATCCAATCGTATCCGAGATCGGTTCCGCAAACATCCATACCTAAATACCGCTCTCTAAACTTTCGCACATAAGCTCCTGACCACTTTAGATTGCATAACACCCTGCGTTGCAAAGTAGTAACCTGAATACCTGTCGCCTGTTTCCCATTCTTGTATTTGAGGATAACCATACTCATAAGTAGCCCAACACATCATTTCGTTAAGATTATAATGAGGTCTGCCGAATTTATTTATAAGGTAATGGCGGAATTTCATAGTTACTCCCATAACGAGGATTTCATCCTCTACGATAACGCCTTTATAACTTTAGATTGCCAAACTGCTTGTTTAAAAAAGTACTTGTCTTTGCTGTGATTACCAGCTTGTGCTCTATAAGTAAAAGCATGTGGATTATATAATAACAAGAATACATGTCGAATTGCCCACCAATTTATTCTATCATCGCATTTGAAGGGATATTGCACACTAACTCCTAGCTCTAAAATAGTATCCACTGCTTGCGATTATAGGATAGTCTTTATCGACCATTATGTCAATAAAATTATACCCTAATAAATTATGCCGTACTTTCATTACATAAGGCTCATATCGCGCATGAATAATCTTTGTGCCCTTTACAGGCTCTACCCAGCCTAGCTCAGTAAGCAATGAAGGTGTTTTTGCAAGGGATAGTATTTGCCCATTGCTGAGGAATACTTGCGTATAAGGAGCCACCATGGGAATGGCAGATTTAACGGTAAGCGTTATATTGATTTTATTTTCGAAGTCTGCACCAAGTATCTTGTCGCCAGCCTCTATGTTTTTAATAGCAGTAGACTTCCATTCGCCGTTTTCTTTACGCCATAGAAATATTCGTCTGTCTAGCATAATGCCCTTACAATAGAACTTGCTCCCACTTCAGAAACATAAACTAATACGGGGTAATCATAAGAAGTATGACCTACACTGCAAGCATTCCAAAATTCAGTATAACTAAATTTATTATTTAGTAGAAGGAATAATGCATCACTAGGGTGGCAGTAATCTACCCATTTGCCGTCAAATAACTTACCTCTATAGTTCACGCAAATCACCTTGTTCAGCACGTTCTAAATCTTGCGACAGTATTAGCAATTCGTAGTAAGCTTCTTCCAGTAATTCAGCATCGGTATAAAACAAGTTTAAGCCAAGGGCTTTGCGTTCAAGATGCTCTTTTATTTTTTGTATCAAGTAAGCTCCTAATGAGAGGGGAATAGTATACTTCGTGTCGAAGCCAAGTACAATCTAAATCTGCGAAATTACAAGGTCTAGTAGAATTATCTCTTACAAAGCTTCTACCTCTTGATGGCATATTGTATACTTCTTTCATAAACCTAGAAAGTACAAACCACTTTATTCTTTTTCCGCGTAAATGTTCTCTGTATTTACTACCTAGCATATTTAAGACTATACCACATCTTCACATCATGGTCAAGCTCTGCTAAAGTACCATCGTTATTAATTATAATAGAATAGTCAGCTTCGCTTCCAAGATCGTTCTCTGTCACATGGCTGTCGCCCGCAGCTTCGCTGCTAGGCTTTTTAACGAGCATTAGCATTCCGCCAATAGCTTTCAGCGCATCGCGTTCATTTTGGAACCTAGCGTCTGTAATAGCTACGTTACCGTCCATCTCTTGCAGTTCCTTTACCAGTAGCTTAATCCAGAAATCATCTGCAATATACTGTCTGACAATATCAGTGCCAACTTTCTGTAGAAGATCTCGCGGAGAAAGGAATACAAAATCTAAGGCAGGTAGCTTGCCGCCTGTAAGGTACTCTAATTGTATTTGATAGGGATATGCCCATTTGATGGGAGAGGCGAAGGGGGAGTCTTTTATAGCATCGTCGTAGAATGTTTCTAAGGGGAGATTGAATACTTGAGAGCATATGCGTTTAAGGGGATCGGCGAATGCTATACGCTTAAAGCCTCCGCATTGAGCTAAGATGTTGAATACAGAATCCTTGCCATGGCGAGCTTTTCCACTAATTACTACTAGCATTCTTGTATTTCTCCATTAGAGTTTTCAGCTTTGCTTTTCTAACTTTAACATTTGCAAAAGCTCCTTTTTGATAATACACTTCGTATTGCCAAATGTCAAACTCTTTCCACATGTTTACTTTCCACAGTGGGATTTTTAAGCCGACATCTTTATACACTGTGTGCCAGTATTCAGCTCCAGCTTTTTCAATGTCTAGTATTTTCTTGCGTAGGTGTTTGGGAGTAGGGATAGATGTAAGCTTATTCTCAACAAGCATTTCGCGAGTGATAGCTTCATCAAATTTAAAGTCATGTTTACGCTGTTTCTGATATATCCAATGCAGGTGATGCCCTAGCTCATGGACCAAAGCTATGATAAGTTCAGTCTTATTTTGTTTAGTACGAGAATATAAAGTAATTTCAGAGCCATCAAGTGCCCAGCTAGCGGCAGCATTGTTATCTGTCTTGTCGTCGTATATGACTTGCAAGCCTAAACCTTTTGCGTAGCTGATTAGGCGTTCAATTTCTCTGTCTCTAATCATCTTCTTGACTCTTTTTTAAATAATTAATGGCATTTTGTAAAATTTCGATAGAATCTTTCAACATTCCTATTGAACGGTTACAATTATCGCAAAGTAAACCTCTTATTTTTCCGGTAGAATGACAGTGATCTACTGCTAGCTTTTTAGTGAAGGTGCTTTCATGATTTAAACAGATCTTACAACTATGATCTTGTAATTCTAGTAAATTATTATATTCATCTAGTGTTATATTAAAATGTTTTTTTAAATGGTAATTTTTTCTAGTATTGTAGCTTTTTGCATTGTAGTCCCTAGATCTTTGTTTAATCTTATCTTTATTTTTTGCCCTATATTTAGCTCTTTGCTCTCTCTTACTAACTTTAGGAAAATCCGTGTTGTAAGTTCGCTCCCTTTTTGGAATGTCATCCCCTTTTACTCTATAATAAGATTCTAAAGAAATTCTTCTTTTATTTTCTTCAGTACACCCTATACTACAGATAAGATGTTTATGGGATCTAGCTACGAATGGTTTTTGACAAATTTTACAATCCATAGTTACTCTAAACACACCGGAAAAGAATGGTAAAATGGGTCTGGGCGATTTTCAGTTTCAATATAGTAATTTATTGTCTGAGATGCTTCAGAATCATAGCCATTTATTTCACTATATCCATCTTGTCCAGCTAAAGACGCATTAACAATAATCTTACCGCGCCCAAACATAGTCTTTTCATGGAAGTGCCCAAATCTGCCAAATTTAATTAATTTACCAACTTGCTTACTTCTTTTTGACATATGTGATTCAAACGTCTTACGAGCTAATCCACCTTTAACATGATCGCCATGCTCATATAATACAGGACATCCGTAAATTTCCTCTACATGATAAACACCTTCAGGAATTTTAAATGTAATATTATTTAGTTTAGCGAGCTGACAAAGTTGTTCAAGTGTTTTATAAATAATCCAAGTAAGATCTTCTTTTCCGGGATCTTGGTATGTCTGGTGTTCTGAGTATCTATCGTGATTACCCCTAACTGCAACAATCGTAATACGCCTTCCCGTAGCCGCAACAGGCACTATTAAGTCTTCATAAAGGGAACGTATAGCTAATACTACCTGCTCACTGTTTCCGAATTCAGAGGCTCTTAGCGACTCTGATCCGTGAAAGCTAGCATTTTCAATCATATCTCCACCCATATACAAAATGAAGTGCTCAACGTTGTAATGTGCAGAATATCGTTTGTAATCAGAAAGTACAACTTCACCATACTTTTTCATACGCTGTCTAGCGACTACAGCATTAAACGTCTTTGTTTTTTTACCATAGTGTAAATCGGTGAGCATGACTTCTACCGTCATATTTCTTTTTTTTTTATCAATTTTAGGCTTGACAATCTTAGGTTTAGTAAATTTAGTATTATCTACTAAATCTTTAATTTCAGATATTAGATCTTGTCTTTTTTCAAAATAAGATACAATATGATTATTTTGTTTTAATACAATAGATCGAGCTTTCTTTGCGCTATTTTCTTTCTTTAAGCTTTCAACAACAGGATCAGAGGCAGAATCTATTCCGTCATATCGATAGAAAGTTTTTCGTAAAGCATTGGCGGTATTTCCGGGGAATTTCTTTGTAAGCTCGTTCCAAGTTTTACCTTGTTGCCTAAGCCTAATTAATTCCTTTATCGATTCGCTGTCCCATTTAAAACTCATAAACAATTCCTATGTTACGGTATAATTTCTATAGTACTACACTTATTTGTTATTGTCAAGCTCTGTTAAGCACTTCTTGGCTAGGCGAAATCCGTTGTCACTATATTGCGTAACACACCGTTTTAGTATTCTGTTTTCTCTTTTAAGCTTCCACAGTAATTTTAGTAATCTTCTCATATATGCTCCTTAAGTAAAGCAAGTAATACCGCTGATTTTACTGCCTTAAGCTTTATTTCAAAGTTGTCATCAGCGTTCTTTTTGAACCATATAGAATGTATAGGTTCTTTCTCAAGTCGGCGAATAAAGTATTTGACTGCATCTAAGGCTGTTTTATTCTTATTGAGATTATTATACAGATAATCTGCACTCATATTTCTCCCTCAGCCAATATTTGTACATATTCCTTATATAGAATACTATTTAGAGTTTGTTTAGCCCTATCGTTATCTATATAGCATAATAGTATATATTGTGTACCATCAGCACTAGGATGCCCTAACACAGTGCGTCCAAGGATACTGCGATTGATGGTAGACATGCCAGCATCCTTTACGAAGATGTCACCTTCAAGTCCGAGAGTAATGTCATCGAATTCTCTTGCAAGCTCGCGGAGAGTTTTTACACGCAGTCTAGCTATTTTCAATGTATTTCCCCTTTCTTATCGTTCTCAGGATTCAGCTTAGACAGGTACAGCGCAATACTGAGAGATACTAGCTGCACGAGCACTTCGTTCTCTTCAAGCCCTATAGAAGGCATGTCAAGCTCTTCAGCGATTACTTCTACGATCTCTTCGATTATATGCTTCTGCAGTTTAATTACTTCTCGCACAGTATACTCCTTATAAGCTTACTCTGTATAACAAGTTCGGATATTTTCAAGAATTCATTATCAAAAATCGTACCATCGATGCCAAATAAACAACAAACACTCACTAAAGGACCGCATCTGCTTAAAGTGCGCAACAACTTATCGTGGTGAAAACCATTATACTTACCTTTGCGGGAATACTTAGCTCTGTATTTAGTGCTCATTGCCGTACTCGAATGCAGCAACGCAGTATGCATCGAAGGCAACTGAGTACAGCAAGAAGTTGATTTCGATCTCTATAGGCGATAAGTCTATGAAACTAGGAGACTCTATCAGCCACGCGAAGAAATCATCTGTAGTTTTCAGCTTTGCTTGTGTGAGAAGCTTTATGTATTGTATTTTTGTCATTAGATAAACTCCCGACAGTCAACGATGTGAAAATTATATTCGTCTAAATAGCTACGAGTCACAAGCTTGCTGTTGTAATCTACATAGCTGGTAGGGCTTGTTGTGATATCAAATCTGCCATCTAAATGCAATGTTGTTATCTTGATAGTACTTACGGAATTTCGAAGGCAAGTGCCAACGATATATTTTCGATGTAAATCGCTGTATCCAGCAATGGTAAGTATTATAGGAGCAGTAATTAAAAACAGAAGGAATAACGTTAATCCTATCGCATGTATTAGCTGTGAAATTGTGTTTATGTATTTATTCATAACTCCTCCAATAAGAGCTTATTCTTAACTAGAGAGTAATCGATAAATTTGGACATGTCAACAACATTCGCTAATATTTCGATAGTTGCAACAACTCTTTCAACTAACTTATTATAATCATGCTGTCCTACCCATTCATCGGCTAAACATAAGCCCTTTTTTAGTATTTCTTTGTGTTTTTCTTTACCGTTTTTAGTTACAGTGGTTTCAATTTGTCTATCCAAGATACAAGGAAATAAGTATACTTTATCGCCTTCCTGAATATGTTTATGTTTTATTGCATCATATACCACACGTTCATTAGCTCGCGCATCAGGATCTTTAGCACAATTTGTAATAGCTTTAGTTACAGTTTTTTTCTGTGCCCAACGCATGATATCATCAGGAGATTTAGCTTCACGGATATAATTTTCATAAATATCAACTAATCGCCCTCCACTATTGAATACTAAATCATCAATCATTAATTTTGTCATCTCACGTAAAGCTGGTTCACGTTTCTGGTCAATTAGCGATGATCCCTTAAGTTTAATTTTTTTACCATCATATAGTACATAGTTCTTCGCTTTAAAGCATATCATACACTCGAAATAGCCGTCATCTTCCCATACCATCATATTAGGGGAAATACTATTTAATTCAGCAGTAAGAACCTTAACCTCTTCTGGTGAAATTGGAGACATATCAGCTTTTGAAAATGAAATAGAATCTGTATCAGTCGCCCCAATAGTAAAATCATAAGATTTATTTACGGGAAGCACAACAGGAATACTGAGATGTGGAATTTCATCGTCATCTTTTCCAACGCTTATTCTAAACTTTTCCATCCAGTAATCTTTATTATTACCGCTAGCCCAGCGCAATGCCATATCGATTACAGCACGAGACTCGCCAGTAATTTTCTTTGCTATTTCACTGTTATTAAAATGTAATCCGTTTGTATTGGTAACACCATAGCTACTGTTAATAAAGATTTTGCTAACAGCATCTAAATCCTTATAATGACTATCACCAGTTTCTTTTCCTAATCTTTTGTACTCAAATCTAGCATAAGTAAAATGTTTTACCATTTCATAAAAATAAGCTTTAGGATCTTTCTTTTCGTCATATAGCTTAAATCTCAATATCTGACTTGGATAAGCTGATTTTAAATCTACTTTTACCATATTACGATAAATACCCGGAACAGCAAAAGAAATACCACCTTCAACCTTTACATCGGTTAAATCGGTAGCCATGGGGATACTTTCATTATTCTGTAAATAAGCACGAACTAAAAACATATTAATCTGTGAACCAGTAGCAGATTCCATCATTAGCTGAAATGGCTTTGGTATGTGGTTAGTGAAATAAAAAAACGGTGTAGCGTAATGATCATATAACTTTATACTATCTCGGCTATCGGCTTCTCCGTATTTAATTACTAAATCTCGCATTACAGGATCTTTCCAATATTCGTTTATCTTACCTGCATCAATAAATACACGCCCTTCTTCTTCCATCCCTAATTCTTTGATAATAGATTTAAGTGCATAAGAAGTTAATTGTCGTTGACTGTCAGCAGTTAATACTAGAAAGAATGTATCAAGCATATCACGACCAAAACAAATAGGTCGGTGGTAGCTATATGACTGCGATCCATCTTTACGTTTTTCTCGTGGACGTTCCTCAAAGAATAATTCAGAACCATCGCGCCCTAATTCCAATGGAACATTAAATTTATTAGCTATTGCTCGAATATAAGGCAAATCAAATACATATATATTATGTCCAAGAATTAACGACGGATTAACGTCACGAATCCATTCGCACCATGCTAAAAGCATTTCTCCGTTATCTTTATAATCATCGCAATTGAATGTCTTATTTTCGTAATAGTCACCTTTACGGTATGTATTAGTAATTAAATATATTGTAGCGTTTTTAGCTTGATTATTCAGCCCAGAAGTTTCAATATCAAAAGACACCATACTTAATTCTTTAGGCTTCATGCCTTTAAAGTATGTATATCCATGGCGAGTCATAAATGCCTCTGGTGGATAATTCAAATGATAAAGTCTGTATTTATATACGTTCTTTTTGATTTCTAAAAATGCAGATTCCGTCGCATATTCCTTTATATATTTATAATGGGTATCGCCGGTAAGTCTCTGTGCTCCAGTAGCACTGTGAGGAGACAAAACATACTGTGCGAACGGCATAATATTTTCTTGTATTTTCCCCTCAAACTCACGGAAAATATGAACATTGTCGTTTTTGTAACTAATGTTCGTAATATGCGAAAGCTTATTCTTACCGTAGATTAAATCATCCTGAGCAAGCTTATTCTTATACTCTTCTGAGAGCATTACAGAGCCTACGGACGTTTGCAGTATGTTATCTGACTTAGCTAACACTTCAGCACTACCATCGGCTAAACAGCTTATAAACTCGTCATATTCTTGCTGTGTCTCTATTGTAAAATCAGTCATTTATAAATACCCTATGAATATATGATTCTCGCTAGATAGCATATCAACAGCTTCATCCCTACTAAAGTAGTTTTTGCCGTAAGGAGTTTCTATTATAATAGCATTAAAAAATACATCAACATATACTAATCTAAAATTATGAGTAATACTACTGTAATATATACTCATTATACTCTCCTTAAATCCTTCTTATCAAAGTAGTGGAAGTCTAAGCCAACCGGACCGTAAAACTCTACTTTAAAGATAGTATCTCCGTCCATAATGTTTATACTCACAATACGCCCTAACCCTGTCTTCTTGCTTATAAAGCCAACATACTCGTTTACAAAGCTTACAAAATCTTGCGGTCGCATAGAACCTTGAAACTCGAAACATTCTACTAGCTTCTGCGTTTCATAAAAGTTTTTACGTGCAGACTGTTTCATCACTACTAAATCACCTATTTTCATATTATACTCCAAATATTGCTATCGCTAATTTACTCATAAATATATCTCGTTTCCAGTATACGGCACAATCATAATACTGATGGTCACTCCATGGACGCATTTCATATAAAGTATCATCTACGTTATCGGCAAACTCTTCCATAAAGTTACCGACACGCGCAAGGTATCCAGTTAGGTCATCTTGTTTAAAGCTGTATCGCATAATCCCTCTCATGCATATTAATACCTTCGAATTGCGCTGTCAAGCTATTTTCGTAATTATCATCTGCAAATTCATTTTCAATCTCGCGTTCTCTAATTCGTTCCCATTTACCGCACTTATCATCGCTATCTACCGTTGTCACGCTGCCGGGGGATCTTACAGAGCATTTACCATTGTATTGCCAAGCACAAGTACCGCAATTGCGCACAAGAGGTTCTACTTTGCTTTTACGCATCTTAACAGTAAGATATGAGATCTTCTGATGCTTCCTTCCGCATTCTTTACATGCCCAAGCTAATCCATCTTTCACTTGGCTATTCTTGCCAAATTCTGTTGTTGATTTTGTAATCAAGCATCTACCGCATTTTTTCATATTTCCCCCGACTTAGAAAACAATTCTCGTATATAGTATACTTTATTCGCAGTGAAGATGTCAACATTAAATATATTAGTTGTCATGATACTTCGCGGTATAAAGTTTGGCAGTAGCATGTCATCATGATCCCTTCGCCAGATAGCATGTCCGATTTCATGAAGTACTAGCATATATCGACGGTCTGCGTTAAAGCTGTTCCATATAGCTCTATTGATAGTGATAAGCGGCATAGGAGTTGTGTAATACTGAGTGTAGCCGATAGTAGTGTTACCATACCTATCGGGATGCTTAATCTCTTCTTCAAATACTAATTCAAGAGAGTAAAAGGTTGGTATATCAGCGCCTTGCTCTTTAATGTCGGCTAGTATAGTATTTGCTAACGCAACAAGCTTTGGATCGCCAGTTACAATCTTTCTGTTGTTTAGAAAAAGACTGAAGCCTAAAGCATGAATTAAAAGGGCGATTAGTAGAAATCTCATGTTACTCTCCCGTGTATGCAAAATAGAATAGCACAGAAATTAGCAGAATGCAAATGGTAGCTAATACTGAATTCATTTTAACAGTGCCTGCGTTACTTTAGTGCAGGATATCCGATACATTTGAGCATATATCTTTTCTGAAACTTTAAAGTCTCCGGTACGAGTTCTAAGGATAAACATACAAACTCCCCCAAAGGGACTCTTCTTTAGTGTATAGCCGTTTTGAACTAAATGCTTATATATGTTTAGCATAGTAGTGCCTTTATGAGTTTAGTATTGCTAGCTTTAGCAAGGAACGTATAGTGTTCAGCAGAACAGAAGTAACGATTTTCGAAAAGATCTCGTACATACAGATAGTTGCTTACTGCAAATGCATCTATTGCAATTCTCCCTTGTGCAAAATATCTATAGTGGTCTAGCATAGTAATGTCCTCATTACAGTAGTTTCTGCAATTTTACGGATTTGTGTATACATTCTTGGAGAGCAAGCGTAAGTATCAGTGCCATGTGCCATAAAGAACCTACCGTTATCGGGATGATAAAAACTGGAGATTAGATTGCCTAAGTAGTATTGTCGATATGCCCACATTAGAATTTTCCTTTATTTTTTTTAGAAAGAAGATATAACTTTTGTTGAAGCTGGTTAGAATCTAATAATTTATATACTCCTTTTTCTGAAAACATTTCATAAACTTTAGTTTTAAGTTCTATGAAATTTACAAAACAAGGAATAATCATTTGTTCTCGATACTCTATTATATCTTTATTGTCAATGGTACGTTGTATATTAGATATAGATATTGATATACTTTTGTAATTAACAATTTCAGTATTATGCATTAAAAACTCTGCTAAACTTCTTCTTACGGTTAAATCAAATGTATCTTCTATAAAACCTAAAAATTTAAATACAGTTTTAGGCGATTCAATCTCTGTAATTTCATTATATTTCTGTTCATCTGTTATGTTTCTTAAATTATTCATATATTCATCAAATTCAGGATAAGATGAAGTGTGTTTTGCTCTATTACAAATAGCGCAGCATGGAGTAACATTATAAATATCATAATCTCCAGAACTATTAATTCTATCTATGCCTCCGTAAGTATTGGGAGCAGAATTGCAATAGGTACATTTTTTATTTATAAGTTGTTTAAAATAGAGTTTAGTTAATTTAAATTCAATTTGTCTATGTTTAGCAGATGATACATATCGTTTAAATATTTTTAATTCCTCTTTATTTAAAGGATGAATTTGATCATTAGTTAATATTCGATAGAATTTTTCATTTCCAAATAAAAATAAACCCTTATTTTTAATAACCTCAACTAATTTTGCGCCCATATATACTCCGATAAAAGTAAATCAAAATCCCATTTACAATATATCATTTTAAATATAAATAGTCAATTAAAATAAATCCTCGCTCTCCCCATTCTTTTCATTTTTTAAATCTCTTCTCAATCTCTCTAAATCCATCTTTTCTACTGGAGTTAAGCTTCGAACTGTGCCGGTCACTCCTGCCCATTGGAGGTCAACGGAAAACATTGCGCCATGCCGATTCTTCATACATTCAATTGAGTAATATTTATCCCGTTCAAAACTAGTAGCTGAAGCTCCGGGACGATAAACCCAAAGGATAACATTTGCAAGTTCTTGCACAGAAGATGATCCTTGTATTCCCCCGTAGCTTCCTATAGGCTCATTTATTTTTTGATTGGCTTTATTTGGTTGATTTAAACTTATAACACATTTACGCATATCAGTAGCAATAGATTTTAATCCTTGTATTACTGATTTAGAATGTTCATTACTATCCCCTTTATCTGATTGTGTTAAAGTCATGTAATCTACTGCAACTACTTTGATTTCACCATGTACTAATTCGGCTTGAGTAATTCTATCTCGCATAGCGTCTATAGTCATACCTGAAGAATTTATGAAAATGATATTACTATATTTAGAATCAAATACTTTATGAAATTCCGCTCTCCTTTCTAAGTTCTGATATTGTTCAAATACTTGTTTTGCTGTAATTTTAAATTCTTTTTGTATAATTTTTTGAAAGTTATCTTGCAAAGACATATCAAAAGAAAAATATATTGCCTTATTTCCTTGAGAAGAGAGTCCCTCAAATATCTGTATTAACAGACTCGATTTTCCACTGCCCGGAGAACCTGCGATAATATAAACTCTCCCTACTAGCATATCTAAAGCATCATCTAATTCCTTAATACCAATGCTAATTCTATTTTTATCAATATTAACCGCGAACTCTTCAAATAATTTACCTACTTGTTGTGTAGTTAATATGTCTTTTGAAACAGTTAAAGTTGCTTCTTGTAATAATCCCATCTCAGATGCATACTCATGAAGCCAGCTATTAGGATCAGTTACAGAATATACCCCCCCTTTCCAACTAGGTCCATAAACTTGAGCTACAATGTTATTATACAGCTCGGTATCGGGGAATCTGTTATCGCCAGTTCTTTGGGCTTGTAACTCACAAGTACCCTTCAACATCCTATATACATGATCTTCCGTAAAAGATTTAGATAAAAATGATGCTAAACAAAGCAGCGCAGTACTTCTATTTCCAGATTCAAAATATCCATTAAATAATGCCCACTGAGCAAGATTCCAACCTTTAGGCATTGCATCTTTATTTAAGTTAGAAATATCCAAAGATTTAATAATCTCTTCATTAGTTTTGATTAAAGGTGTCTTTGCTTTTAATTCCAGTATATTCTTTGATAGCATTCCCTTCCCCCATGCATCCTTAATATCCGCATATTCCAAATTATCTTTAGCCGCTGTACGAATCTCATCTGCTGTAAACGATTGTAAATCCTCTACTGACAATGGTATCTTGTACAGCCCCGACTTAGGATGCTTAGTTAATGGTAGGCGTAGTATTCGCGTAGCATTGTATATCTTAGCATCTACTGTTTTTAAACCATCGGCAAAATTCATACAAATATTCTTCACTTCTCGCGGAGTAAGCCTTTCATCTTTAAGTAATACTGAAACGTCAAATCCTTTGTTACCGGAAAAGCATATGCGAATTACATCGTCAGTATATCCTTCCTTTTTAAGCCGTCTAACAAGCTCTTTAGCGTCTTTTTGCGCTACGCCTACGCTATCCTCGCTATCGAAGTCCCATACAAGCCTATCAGTAGTTACGTCTGTAATCCCCGCCACGCTACCTGTCTTTTTAAACTGCTCGTTGTGTGCTTCTGTAAAATAGTATATAGATGCATAATTATCCTTTTCGCGGTTAATACGCTTATAGATACTAGAAAGGTCTGTTCCGTTAGCAGGAATTAAAGTGCCTTTGTCTTTTAAATCATTGCAAACTCTTACATATTCCATAATGCTCCTACTTATATAATCCCAATACTATTTTGCTTTTTACAACATCATACTTCCAAACCTTATCTGCGTATATGCTTCTACCGGCATCATCCCATCTATGGAAGTTGTATTTAATATCTCCCCACTTCACAAACCATATAAGCTGTGATAAGCTATTTCCTAACGCCTTTAACGAATAGCAATACAATGTACTGTTTTTCATAGTAAGGCTCTCACAAGTTTGCTATTTGCCACCGGAACAGTAATCCATCCACTCCATCCAGCATACACACAATCCTCTTCTACTTGATTATAAGCCGCAGCAAATTCTTTATTTTCTCTTATGTGTTTAAATTCTACAGACTTTATTTGTCCATCAAAGCAGACATACCTTCCCAACTTCACTGCACTACCACCTTTCTACCGAAATCTACATTACCATGCAAGCTATTTCCACCACACAGCACCCACAGAAACGGTACTTTAGGATTTACCGGCTGATCGAAGATACCACCATCTGTAAAGTATATCATGAAATCAACTTCCTGACGAGTAGCCTCATCTATTGCAGGTTGGCACAAAGTACCTCCTCCGCCTTTGAGATTGAAATCCATCGACTTTTTAAACTCCCTTACTTGCTGTACCTCAGCATCGCATTCGATAATCGTAACTTCCATATCAGGATACAATGTTTTTATGCGACAAATTTCCCCCCATGCCTGAGTAAACTCAGTAGCTCCCATCGAGCCAGAGGTATCAATCATAAATGCAACTTTCATTTGGTAATCTTTCTTTTTACCTGCATATAGCGTACCGTATCGACGGTTACGTCGGGAACGTGTAGTAGTTTTAGTATAGTTAATACTATTGTTAAAGAAACTCTTAAGTTCTTTTTTCCAATCTACTTTAGCTTCCATCAAATCCTTGATGAAGATGTCTAAGCCAGACGGAGCATTCCCCGCTTGCTTCTTTAGCGCATCACGCACAGATTGCTTTACGACCTCGCGCTGCATAGCCTCGCTAGCACCTTCTGTTTCATCCATGCCTTCGTGATCGTCTAAGTCCTCGCCAAACTCGGAATAGTCTCCACCTTGAGACTCGTATTCATCCTGAACTTCCTTGATAATCCGAGCATAATATTCCATGGTCATGTTTGGCTTGACCTCACCTTTGTAATACTTTTTCACGCCCTTCCTGAACGCTTCTACAGTAACGCAGCCCAAATCCTTTAGGCGTGTAGGCAAATCATCAAGCTGATTAATAGCGCAATCCATAGCGATATTTAACTGCTTGTGAGATAGCTTTAGCGTTTCTACAAGTTGTTTCTTTTGTCCAGTATGTCCCATGATAACGTGCATCATCTCATGCTTTAGTATTCCAATCTGTGCAGTAGTGGAGATGGGATTCCACAGCGCGGGATTAATTGTAATTTCAATGCGAGAGGTTACTCTCACGCCAGCAGGGGCGGGCAATTTATCTGAATATGTTATTTTGCAGTTCATTAGCATGTGAGCATAAAACAAGCTATTGCTGTTTGTGTCCAGAGTCATGCTTACAATTGCGTTTGAAAGTGGTGTTGAATTAATCATTTTGTGTTTCCTCGTTATTTTCAGGAGTCCAACTATAAGTAAATTCATAATTATTAGTGCCGTTATCGGGAGGCATCATTCCTGCATTTTCTATCGCGGTTAAAAGATTATCAATATATACCGAATGATACCTAACTGTACCGTTGTCTGTTGTGCAAAATCTGGAAGCATTCGATAGTTCTCTTTTAAGAATTGCAATCATTTCACTTCGTTTCATTCTCAGCCTCCTTTGCGTAAAGCTTCTAACAATTTTGATTCTATCATAGTTTTTTTATATTGCAAGAAATATTTGTAATCAACTTCTGTATCATAGTGTGTGTAAGTTATAAGTCCTTGTAAAGCTCGATAACGTGCAATGTTTACATACATAAATACTCCAAATAAAAAACGGAGATAACACTAGTAATATTATCTCCGCCACACAACAAACACTATCCTTCGGAGGGACTTATTCTTCTTTCTTTTCAGCTTCTTGAGCTGCTGTAAAATCAGCGATTACTTTATCCACAACACCAAGCTTTCTTTGCTCTAAAATGATTGCAGTAAGGTCATCGTTATTCAGTAGCAATTCTATTGTATCGTCGTCATTAATAAAGTTCTCAACAAGTAGCATCTGAATGATTGCATTTGTCATAAACTCTACAGGAACATCTTTAAGGAACTGTACAAGATTCGGCAATAACACTTTGAAATTCCCCGGCTCGATCTCTCCGAGAATATCTTTCATGCCATTGAAAGTACTGTTAAGTGTAGCCATATCCATAGCTTTCACTTTCTTAGATACTTTCTTATAACTATATAGTACATCTTTAGGATCTACATTAGTAACTTTTTCTTTTAAGTATCTTTCTAAGCTTGTAGCCGCTTCCGCGCCAATAATCCCAGCAAATACTTCCATACGAACATCGTCGGCTATCTTTAAATTCATTAGCTTAGATACTTTTTCTCCCGATCTGCGGGAAGGTTTAACGTAGCTTAAGTCAATGTGTGATCTAGTCATCTCAATAAACTGAGGCTGATCGCGGTAAAACTCATAAATACTGTTATTGAACTTTTCTTTAGCATAGCCGAGAAAGTCTTCTACAGTAGGTTCAAAAGCAATGTGGCAGAATCTATCGTTAAATGCTGCATCGGTAATGTCTAGTACCATGTAATCATCTGAAGGCGGATTACAAGCTGCAATTACCTTTGTGCCGCTGTCAAGTGTGTGCGGTCCGAGTTGTCCACCACCTTCCACAACTTGGAAGATAGCCTGTATTAAATCTTTGTGACATCTGTTAATCTCATCAAAGAATAGTATCGTCTTTTTTTCTGTTCTGCCGTTAAGCGGAATGAACTTAGGAGCGACATACAAAGTCTCGATTGCAATGCCATCTTTGCCGCGTTTAAAGTCTGCTAGACCAAGTAAGTCACCAGCATCTGACATTGTACCTAGGCGAATAACTTTAAGGTCATAGCCGTTTTCTTCTGCATACTGTTGTACGATAGAAGTTTTACCGACACCCGCATGTCCGATAAATAGTGGTGTAATGTTAGCGTCGAAGAGAGTAGTAAGTGAGCGTTTGATTTGATTTAAGTTCATTTGGTTGCCTCCGTTAGATACATGTTATATTATTTGAAAAGGGCTGTCAACAGTTTTGTTTTTATTATTTTTGCTCTCCATACATATACATAATCACAACCTGAAGTAAAATGTGGAATATTTATGTTATATTTTCCATTTACATAGTGTTGTAATTCTTCTATGTAATCCTCCCCATAATCTGAATAAGCGATTAGTTCCTTGGGATTAAATATATACTTCATTTGAACATCGCTTGTATAAGTTTAGTTTGGTAAACGCAGATTCTAATGGCAATATCATCCATACATTGTCTGCTATCAGCGTAATATTCATCTACGCCAAGGATAAATCCTGATATTGAATTTATGTGATCATATTTCTCCCCTGCCCTATACTCATGCCTTAGCATACATTGCTCGTATTAGCGGAGACATTAGCATAGTTACTTTATGATTGTACTTCTGTCCTGCTCTTCGGCGGGATACTAATGCATGTGTTCTAATGTTGATAGGAGATTGCCAGACGTAACAGAATATGTTGTAATCGGTGTGTATCATAGATTTTCTCCAAAAATCGCTATCCTCGCAATGCGCAAATTACTTTAGAATACAATATAGGAACACGAAAGTTAGCCGCCCAATGCATATCATAGCGAGTAGATAGTAGATCTATATCTTCGTAAGCTTCTCTAAGCATAAGCCAGTATATGTAATCTGACTTATGTACAACAAGCCAACGAGAAGAGAGGGACCGAAGCCCCTCATCTGATAATTTCATCTACTCTTCACTTTTGTAGTTCAAAATCTTCTTAACGAAGCTTAAGCGTCCACCCTTAGCATAAGCACTGATCTTTTCAGTAACATCGTCAACGCCTTTTTCATCCAGCTTACCGCTATCAAGCATACGCTGATACTTTTCTTTGGGATCGTTTAAGTTTACGAATGTACCAGCTTTTAGCGTAACATCTTTTGTAATCTTAATATACAGCTCGCCTTTTGCTTCGCCGTCTTTTGCTTTTTTTTCTAAAATTTCACCGAAATCAATATACTTGTAAGCCATAATTACTCCTTATTTTGTTGATTTAATTGGTCGTATGCCGATTCGTATCTCGTTTCTGCAATTGCTAAAGCTACTTCCAATTCTTTTATTTCTT